ATTATATATTTATATATAATAATATATATTACTAGCTTATAATACTACAAGCTAGTAATATACGCTTATAGATTTATAAGTTAGTATTATAAGCGTATAAATCTATAAGCTTGTATATAAGCTTGTCATACTATAAGCTTTTCTATACGCTCAAAGTAGTAACTACCGTTTTAATATAATATTTAGTTTTTTTGTTTATATAATATATATTATATTACAAGCGTATAGTTTTATAAACGTGTAGATAAGCGTATAGAAATATAAGCTAGTATATAAGCCTATATTATAGACTAGCTTGTAATACAAGCGTATAAATCTATAAGCTTATAATAATATTGCAGTAATTTGTTAATAATTTATTTACAATTAAGGTATTGACTTTTACAGCAAGATATGTTATAATACAAACATAGCAATAAATTACTTCTTCAAGGCTGAGAATATGAAAAATATGTATAGTTGTTCACAATTTGTTTACAAATCTTTCACAATTATGGTATTGACAAATAAACAATTTTGTGGTATAATATGATTACTTTCCCTCAAAGGTGGTGAAAATGATGACTTTCGAGAATGGCACGTTTGATTTTGAAATCTATTGTAACATGTGTGATTCTGACAAGTATGAATTAGAATACGATGCCGATGAGAACTGCGTAGTTGTTACTTGTAGTGATTGCGGCAATGTAGATAGATTATTTATCAACGACGATAATTAAGGAGATTTGAATGTATCCTAAATTTGAAAAAGTTAGATATGAAGTGTTTAAGAACTCTGGGCTCTATCGTGAATTGGACGATAAAACTGTAAAAGAAATTTACGACAATATTAAACTTCCTCAAAGAGCCACAAGCGGTTCGGCTGGATATGATTTTTTTATTCCTAGCACTATTGGACTAGAAGCTGGTTCTGAACTCTCAATTCCTACTGGCATTCGATGCTATATGCCAGACGATATGGTTCTTCTTATTTTTCCGAGAAGTGGATTGGGTATCAAGAGTCGCGTTCAGCTAAATAATACATGTGCAATAATTGACGCTGATTTTTATAACTCTGACGACGGTGGACATATTTGGATTTCAATTATAAACGACAATAGAAAGGGACTCCCTGTTACTATTCCGGCTGGAAAAGGATTCTGTCAAGGTATATTTACAAAGTTTTATACTACCGAAGAAGATAATGTTAGCGGGACTAGAAATGGCGGTTTTGGTAGTACCGATGGTGATTCTGTATAACGATGGCTCTTTATATTATAAAGATATAAAAGCATTTCTAACCGTTAAGAATATAGAGCATGTTGAAGCGCCAGCGGCTGATAGTTCTTATGTGCTTAATGTAAATGGTACACTATATAACTATCATGCCGCTCTGGCATGGGTAGACAAACAGTAAAGGCGGAGAAACGTTGAGCAATAATAATTCCGATTGTTTCATGGCTGGACACAAGGTAATAACTAACCGTGGAATAAGTAATATTGAGGATATTAAAGTCGGTGATATGGTATTATCACACGATTTAACATATAATAGAGTCTATAAAGTAGATAATCATATACATAATGGAAATGTACTTACTATAACGTTAAAAGACGTAGAAGAAGCTATCGTATGTACTCCTAATCACAAATTCTTAACATATGAAGCTGGATGGGTAGAAGCGCAATACATAACGTTTAACCATCATGTACTGCTTGCTAATAGACGAGAAGATGATGTAGATGGATATAAAGAGCTTGTTAGTGTGAGCGCTTCAAATGATGTTGTTGAAGTTATGTATAATCTTTGTGTTGAAAAATCTGAATCATATACCGTGAATGGTGTTGTTGTTCACGGAAATGAAACAAATGAATAATGGAGAAGATATGAGAATTATATTATACTCGAATCATTGTCCAAAGTGTGAAATGATGAAGAAGATGTTGGATATGAAAAACATCTCATATGATATATTTGATAACGAAGATGAAATGATTAAAATGGGGTTTTCTAGTATGCCTATGATTTCTGTTGATGGTAAAATCATGGATTTTTCTGACGGCATTTATTGGATAAAGAACAATTGAGAGAGGGATGGTTTCTTGGATTTTTCAATTAAGCTTAATAAGGGGTTTGTTGCGGCTCTAAATGAACTGCGTAGTAAGTATGGGGAAGAAATAGCTTCTCTAAATGGATTGTCAGATTTACAAATGAGTTACAATTCATTCATTGACAACTTCGTTGACAAAAATACAGTTGCCGACGCTAGTATTGACGGGAATGCAAACGTTGGGACAAAGGATGTTTGCTCGCTTACGACTGAAATGAGCAAGCCTCACCTTAAACTTTTGTCATTCAACAAGATATATTATGAACTGACAAAAAAGTACGGCCACGAAACAGCAATGGAATGGCTTGAGGGCGAATGGGTTGGGCGTTATTACCTACACGATGCCTCAAGTGCAACATTTATTCCATATTGTTACGCTTATGATTTAGAGGCTCTTGTAAATAAAGGACTATTCTTTATTGATAATTTCAATGCTCAACCTCCTAAACATCTCACAACATATACTGATTTTGTTGGAGAGTTTGTAAGTTGGACTTCTAATAGAAGTAGCGGCGCTTGTGGATTACCGAGTTTTCTTGTATATTCATTTTACTTCTGGAAAAAAGACTGTGAAACAAACTTTCTTATTAATAATCCAGAATATTATCGCGACCAAGAGTTTCAGCGTATTATATATAAGCTCAACCAACCATATCTTAGAGTGAACCAAAGCGCATTTACTAACTTCTCTATATTTGACAAACCATATTATGAAGCCATTTTTGGCGGAAAAGAGTTTCCAGATGGTACTCCTATGGTAATGTATACAGACGAGTTTATTGAGTATCAGAAAGCGTTTATGAGAGTTGTAAGCGACATACGCTCTAAAAATATGATGACATTCCCAGTATTATCATATTGCTTGTTAAGAAAAAATGGCTCTTTCGTTGACGAAGATTTTGCTAAGTGGTGTTGCAGACATAATATGAAATGGGCTGACAGTAACTTTTTTATTAGCGAAGATGTTACAAGCTTGAGTAACTGCTGCTTTAGTGGTTCACAAAAGGTTCTTACAAAATCTAGCGACGGAGTATTGTATTCTACTTTCAAAGAATTGTATGAATCACCGTACAGAGAAACAAAAAGAAACTTTAGAGTATTTCATAATGGAAATTGGGTTGGCGGTAAAACAATAAAGCTGCCTGCTAGGAATATGTATAAAGTCGTAACAGCAAACAATAAAGAGCTTATTATTACTGACAACCATCTTACTCCGACACTCGACGGATTAAAGACTACGGAAAAACTTACTACTGAAGATTATATTATGTTCAGTACAAAAGAATTAAATCCTGTAAACGAAGTCGATGATGAACTCACATATGAGCAGGGCTATCTTATTGGAATGTATCTCGGCGACGGAAGCATGTGTGGGGAAGAATCGGATTCTACTACAACCATAAACTTATCGCTTAATAAAGAAAAATATGAAAAATCTTTAAATATTTTAAAAGCAGCTTGTGGCGACGGAGTAACAATAAGACTTGGAAAAGAATATAATAATGTATATCCAGTCACGATAAGAGATAATTATGTATATGAATTTATTCGTAGATTTGTTTCTGGTAAATATTCTTTTGAAAAGTCTTTAAATATGGATTGTCTGTTACAATCAGTTGGTTTTAGAAAAGGTATTGTGGATGGACTTTATCTGACTGACGGCGGTAATTCAAATAGAATTTATACAACCTCAAAAACACTTATTGACAATCTTGAAGCCTTGTTCACTTCTCTTGGAAAATCAACTGTTATAAATGTTTCAGATAGAACCGGAGAAAGTATTGTTGTTATACGCGGTCAGACTTTTAATAGAAACTATCCAGTATATTGTATTAGATGGTACGAAACGTATAAGAGACATCAAAAAGATATTTATAAATGGAGCAACAACTCTATTTACTTTAAAATCAAAAGCATTGAGCCGTATGAATCAGATGACGAGTATGTGTATTGCTTTGAAATGGAAAATAAAGACGAACCATATTTCACTCTGCCAAATGGTGTAATTACACACAACTGCCGCCTCGTCTCTGACATAAAGAACCTTGGATACTTTAACAGTCTTGGTGGGACCGCCTTAGAGGTTGGCTCAGTAAAGGTTAATACAATAAATCTAGCTAGAATAGCATATGAAAGCAAAAATACTGATAATTATATAGAAAATCTTACAAAAGAAGTAAATCTTTGTTGTAAAACCCTTGATACTGTAAGACATATTATACAAAGAAATGCTGAAAAAGGGCTTCTTCCGAACTATACTCATGGAATTGTAAACATTAAGTCACAATACAATACAATTGGTATTCTCGGAATATATGAGGTTCTTGTCCATTACGGCATGACAAAAACAGACAAGTTTGGATATGTATATTATACTGACGAAGGAATTGAGTTTGCAAAACAGATTCTAAAAACAATTACTGATGTAAAGAATGAGTTCCAAAGCAACGTAGATTATTCAATAAACATTGAGCAAGTTCCAGCAGAACGAGCGGCTGCTGTCCTTATGGAAAAAGATAAAGTTTTCTTTCCGAATGAAAAATATGAACTTCCGTTGTATGGCAATCAATGGATTCCTCTTGGAATTAAAACCACAATAAGCGAAAAAGTTAAGCTTAGTGCCATAATGGATAAAGCATGTTCAGGTGGAAGTATTGCTCATATAAATCTTGATGGTCCAATGGAAGATTTTGATACTGCGTGGGATTTGTTGAATAGAATAGCAGATGCTGGCGTTGTATACTTCGCTTTTTGTACAAAAATAAGCGCATGCGAACATAATCATGGGTTCTATGGTGATGTATGCCCAATTTGCGGCGGAGAAAAGGTTACGACATATCAGCGTATCGTTGGATTCCTAACTCCCGAAAAAACATATAGCAAAGAAAGAAAAGCCGAGTTTAGAATGCGCGATTGGTTCAGTATTGATAGAATGAGTGAGCTGTAATGAGAGTTAAAAATATAGTTTCAGATGATTTTGTAAACTATAAAAAACCGTCAATGTTTGTATCAACTTGTTTCTGTAATTGGAAATGTTGCTTAGAAAATAGAATGGATATATCTGTTTGTCAAAATTCACCACTGGCTAATATGCCAGTGGTGGACGTTTCAAATGATGAAATGATTGAAATTTATGATAAAAGTATCTTTCATTCTTCGGTTGTATTTGGCGGATTAGAACCATTTGAACAGTTTGCTGAATTGTATTCTTTTATATGTGACTTTAGAAAAGAGCACAACGACGATATCGTAATATATACAGGATTTAATAAAGAAGAAATTTCTGCGTGTATTGATAGGCTAAAGGAATTCAATAATATCATAATAAAGTTTGGCAGATATATACCAAATAGCGAAAAACGATTTGATAATATTCTCGGTGTAACTCTTGCTTCACTGAACCAATATGCTGAAAAAATAAGTTAAGGATTTATATAATGCTTAAAATATTTGTAACCGATGATAAAGAACATGAATCAAAAATAAGAGAAGCTTTGAAGAAAAAAGACGGATATTGCCCATGTAAGCTTGGAAAACTAAAAGAAAATAAATGCATGTGCGAGGAATTTGTAAATCAAAATACTACTGGGTATTGTCATTGTGAGCTGTATTATAAAGCCGAGGAGTAAAATATGCGTTCAATTAAGTTTGTAAAGGAAATATATGGAAATCTAGATAATATGAAAGATGATTCTTTTTATATCAAAGATTTCGATATTGCTTATGAGAATAAAAACACATTAAAACAGCTTGAAGATACTATTCATTTTGAACTTCCATTTCTCGGAAAACAAGTTTCTGATGAATATGAGCGCTCGATTGAAGTATATTTTAATAATGACATCGAGTTTAACTCTACACGGTGTGCTGTAACATATACAGACGATGATTGTGATGAGTTTATTACTAATAATATTCTTGGAGCATTGTGGAATAATATGGATTTTCCACAAGGGTTGGAACCGGAAGATTACGAAAAAGATTTTTGGTTATATGACTTAAAGTTTGAAATCGGAAACTGTATTCTGTATACTGAAGATGGCGATTTCGATACTTATAATGTCGAGAAAAGCGGAGAAAAGAAAATAAAAACCGTACACAAAAAGACAATTGCTATTCTTCCTTATAGAATATCGTATACAAAACGTGAATCTGTAATTCCAGTAAAGAAAGAAACTGATGTTAAATAATACTGTTTGGAGCGACAGAAGAAAAGACGAGCAGACGGTTGAATATCTTAACTCTATAATGGATAAGGTTTATTCAAATAACAATTATGATTTTGTTCGTAATTACGATGTCAAACTTCAAAAACAAGGCGTAGACTTAATATATACAAATAAAGATAAGACGTATTATATAGACGAAAAAGCGGCAATTAAATATTATAATACGACTCTTAATACGTTTTCCTTTGAGATTGGTTCAAATGTTGCTAAGGGATGGTTCAGAGAAGATAATGATTATATTATAACAACACATTATATTCTTATATATCCTAAAGCAAATTCACCAGACTTATCTGATATCTATGAAGTAGAATATATTATCATAAGCAAAAATAAGATATGGAACTATTTACATAGTGTTGGAGTTGGAGATTTTAATTCGTCAAAAGAAATACTTGATAATGTGAGTATTGGTAAGTGGGGAAAGAAATATTGGTTTATAAATCAATATGTTAAACTTGTACAAAGCGTTCAAATAAAACCGGAACAACCAATCAATATAGTAATAAACAAAGAAATACTAAAGCAATTGTCAAGTAAGCACGAAATTGTAAAAATATAGGCGTGTAAAAAAGGCTAACCCATACGAGTTAGCCTTTTATTATTATGCTAAAGCGGCCTTAGCCTCCTCTATTTTGGATTTAAGTTTCTCATTTTCAGCAATCAATTTTTTGTTTTCTTCTTCGAGTTTACTTGCTTTTATCAAAGCATCGTCAACTTGTTTCATTAAATCATCAAGTTGCTTAATCAATTCGTCAACCTGTTTCACAAGCTCACTAGACGGAGGAGTTGGCTCTGGTTCTGGCTGAGGTTCGGGAGGAGTTTCTCCCTGTACAAGTACAGCGCGTCCATCACTAATGGTTCCACCATCGTGATTATCATATACGGCCCAATACTCTTTTCCATCTGTATGTTTGAATTTAACCCACCAGAATCCGTTTTCTAATGCGCTATTTTTTTCTATTGCCTCATAGTCTCCGATATCAAGATATCCTACAATGTCGTTTGTATCTTTGCTATTGAAGTATTGATTGGGGTTTTTATCCCCAACCATAGAAACTCTAAGAATTGTATTTGTAAGTTTTTCCACTATTGGTTCCCCCAATCCGTTAAGTCCAGCAGCTCTTATAATTGCTGGATGGTCTTTGTATTCGTAGTTTACATCACAGTTGCCATTTACGCCCGGAACAGAACCCTTAGAACTATATTGCCATATACTATAATTCCCCGAATATCCCGGACTTCCTGTATAATCAGCAAGCCACATATCATAGTCTCTCAATTGAGACATATCAAGTAATGTATTAGCAAAGTTAGTGTATGTATAAAGCATTGAATAATATCCAAGTCTTTGTACTTCGCTAAGGAATGCCTTACATATTTCCGTATTTGTTGATTTGCCTATGGTTGAATAGAGTGTACTATCTTCAAAGTCAAAAGCAATAGGCATAGAAACGGTATATGGTTTTACTCTATTTATAACGTCCTGCGCTGCTATTTTAGCCGCTTCCACAGTTTTTGCATATGAATATACATATACTCCAACATCCATTCCTGCCGCAGTAGCATTACGCATATTTGTATCGTAGTATGGGTCGTAACCATCAATGATACTCCCATCATATCCGCAATATCCGACTCTTATAAAAGCAAATTTATATCCAGCCGCTTTTACTTGTGGCCAATTAATTGTTGCTTGGTATTTTGATACATCTATACCGTTATAAAGTATATCTTTATTACCAGAATCTCCGCCAGAGTTTGACGAACCATATGTCCCAACTGCATTCTTTGTCCCTGAATAGTGCGTAGGGTCAAGTCCTTTGCTACTTCTTGTTGCTCTTACTTCAAGATGGCAATGTTTGATGGGAGGATTAGCGAGGGCTGCGTTTCCGCTGTTTCCCATAATAGCGAGAGCGTCGCCCGTTCTTACTTTTTGTCCGACTGTGACTAAGTTCCTTTCGTTGTGGCAAAAATATAGATAGTTTACAGCATCTGGCGTTTGATTGGCGTCTAGTTGTACACAAACATACCAACCCCACTCCCATGTCAAATCGCCTGTACTTTTATCAACTATCCTAGAAGAAACAACTGTACCACTAATTGACTTACCATCGTAGTCTGGCATGCGTATTGTAGTATCGTCAACCCCAACAACATCAATACCTCCATGCCATGTTTTTCCTCCGCCTCTTGTATAGCCGTAACAGCTATAATAGAATGGGACTTGTGTTCTACCTGAATAGATAGACATATTATTCACCTTTTTTGTTTTTAAATATATGTTATAAGTCAGCCGTAAGACTATCAACACCTGTTATCATTAACGCATTGCCAATATTGTTATTGTATACATCATCTGAAATTGTAATTAAAAAACTCACCACTGATTTGTCGATGAAATTATTTGTTCCTTTGATAGATATCACATTAGTCCATCCATTCGACGTGAATACTTTAGCAGTTCCAACTGTATTGAGGGTTGGTATCACACGCATCGGAACGGCTAAATGAACCGTGAATATAACTCCCCATCCTAAAATACAGTCACACTGATACCACTTTGTGCTATCCAAATAGTAAAAATATCGCTGACACTCAGCAAGCTCTAAAGAATAATTTTTGGGCACATATGGCGTGGCCGCGCTGCCTTTTTCCCACTTAATATAATTGACGGTGAGAGACTTCTTCGGATAAATGCCAAGATTATACTTTGTTTTATCTCTCGCATAGGTACAAAGCACGATTTCAAAGTCGTCGCAATCATAGCTGGCAGGGACGTTTGCAAAAGCATCATACAAATCGCGGTCAATCACTTTCATTGTCGGGGTATGCAGCTTTCCGTTGGCATATATCGACACCGTAACATCGTCACCAATACTCAGTTGGTGCGCTCCCATTTCATTTGATTGCCACATACCGCATGAACGTGCTGCATAACTAGGTGCAGTTAATGTGTGCGTATTAACAGTGTAAGTAGCGCCAGATATACGCCATCTGTCGATGGCGTATATGGAGTTGCCTGTGGATGCCATGTAGGTTTCTCCTTTACGTTGATTCACCACGTTCAAAAAGTTTGTGTTTGTTCCGAGATTCGGATTTCCAACATATGCGTATTTTGTAGTGTTCATTTGTTCTACGATGACATCTTCTTCATTGCTAGAGTATATCTTGCCATCTTTATCACAGGCTATTTCTCCATAGTTTAAAGTGGTGGGGGGCGACGCCGTTCCCGACAAAGCATTTTGTCTATATATTTTTATTGACATAGCTATCACTCCTTTTAAATGGGAGTTTATTTATCGTTAATTATTTCTTTGTATTCATTCTCAGAAATCCATGTTGGAACATAATAACGAAGTTGTTCTTTTGTTATATTTCCAAGCTCATATTGTATTTTTAAAAAATCAAACATTTGTAATCCCCCTAGATAACATAGTCAACATTGCTTCTTCTAGGGCTGCCAGTCTTTCATCATTTGTCGGTAGCGGTTTCGCTCTATTTGAAATTTCAATTTCTTTTTCTTCGTCTGTCCGTTCAACTATAATATCGTTTTCTAATTTGTAGTTGGCACACCAACGTTCGTCATATAATGGCTTAGAGAAGTAATTGTTTTGAGCATGATGGTATTTATCATCATACCCTTTATCAATAGCTATCCAACCCACCGTGTCGGACAGAAACGCGCTGCTGTTCACTTCAATAATGCGCCCCGCTTCGTCCGTGCGGACATATACGGTATATTTATCTTCCATGATATCCCCCCCCCTTTTTTTTAAAGGTCTGCAGAAAATGTAATTTCGCCATTATAAAAAGCGTACAAAGGGCCAATGTAGGTTCCACCAGCAATAGTGCTCATGGTTAAACTTAATGTATTTCCAGTCAAAGAATTTATGGACGAAACAGTCGCCTTTTTATCCATACCGTTAAATCGTATAGTCCATTCGCCGGGTGCGCTCACAGTAGGCGTAACCCTCATAATTTGAGGAAGAATTATATTAACGAATGTTCCTGCACTAGTGTGTTGTTGCCCGAATGTTTTAACAGAATCCACTTGGTAATAGAACCTCAAGCATTCCGACAGCTCCGCCCCGTACCCCTTCGGCACATACGGAGTTACAGAACTTCCTCTTTCGAGCTTTGCCCAGTTTACTGTTATTGACTGAGATGGTTTTAAATACATCACAAAAAATATTTCTGTACGATGCCTAAGCTTAACAAGTTTAAATCCGCCCCAAGATGTTTCTAAATCATAAGGAGCGTCTTTTATAGAACCCCAGGTGGAACTTTGTATTGTTTTTGTAAAGCTATGCTTTGTATTGTTTACATAAGCACTAACCGTAACAATATCTCCGATAGTGAGTAAATCTGTATTTACTATTTGTCTAAATTGAGAGCCGAACTCACCAACAGTAGAATCAGATTTAACAACTCTTGTATTAACATTATATGTAGATTCAAATATTTGCCATCTATCAATACAATATCCATTTATATCAAATTCTGTTTTATTTCTTTGATTCACAGGATTTGTAAAATCACTGTTATCGAGTAAATTTGGATTGCCTACTTGGTTGTATATATCGCTATTTAGCATGTATGTAGGTACATTGGAAGAATTTCCTACATATAGTGTACCGTCTTTATCGCATGCTATTTCACCGTACAACAAGTCAGAGGGTTGTTGCCCCCCCCACTTGAGGGGTTTTGTCTATGTATCTTGATTGACATTTATATCAAACCTTTACAAGTAAACGGTATACGGCTAAATGCCGTATACCGCGATAGTTTTACTATTAATAAAAACCGCCGTCGTAATTTAATTCACCGTTAATTGTTACGTTGTTACTAAATGTTGTGGAACCCGATACTGTACCGCCTGTTAATGCTAACGCACCAACATTAGCCGCTGTTATGTTTACTTGTCCTTCACGATAACCCGTTTCGGCTTCTCCTTTTACACCATATACTCTGCCTCTTGGGAGACTCCAACTTCCATTAGCATTTAGATAATATGATGGATGTGCCGAATCTAACTTTGGACACAAACCAGGAGCAGAGCCGCTTGCTAATGCCCCGCTAAGAATCATACTCCTATTCGCTAATGCTGTGATTCTGCCATATTGGTCTATCGTTATATATGGCACATTAAAAGCAGAGCCAAAATTAATTGTTCCTGAAGCGCTTGGTCCAACGCTTTGGCTTGTAGTGCCCGGAAATAACGCAACTAAATATATATTGTATTCTCCATCAGTCGTAGACGGTTTAACGGATATTGTTGTGCTTCCATTATAAACAGTTCCAGCGGGTATACTCCATTCTCCGTTTGAGCAAAGGTACCTTGTTGATTGACCAGCAGAAGGCGCAGGAACAAGTCCGATTCCACCAGCAGTGCTGGTGGTTGCGGCATCGAAAACAGAATATGTGGTATCAGTAAATTTAGCGTCAGCAGGAACTGATGTTGCTATCGTAAATCCAGTAGATTTAATCTTACCTGTCGTACCGTCAAAAACAGCCACTTGCCCAGACGTAGGAGCTGTTCCAATTACGCCAACTTCTGTCGGTGTATAGGTAGGTTTCGTAGCCGCTTTTGCCCATGCTGAAACATCAGAAGCAGGACGCGCATTCGACAACCTCTCATCGTCACCCTCACAAACAGTTCCAGCAGCAGTTCCGAAATTTTTGTTGAACGCTGTATTTTTTGTAAACGCTGGCTCGGCACCAATATCAGTAGCGGTTGGTTTTGCTGGCATAGTAACCGTTCTATTTGTGGCGCTCGTTATTTGTCCTCTCGAATTAACGGTTATTGATGGTACCAAAACTGGAGTCCCAAAAGAGCCTGTGACATTGCCTGTCGGCCCATAATCATCCGCAGTTACACCCGTATTTGTAATGGAAAAGGTTGTCCCACTAAGGGATAACCCTGTTCCATTCGTATAAGTAGTATCAGTGAACTTGGCATCTGTGGGCACGCGAGTTCCAATAGTATAAGGAAGTGTTTTATAATCTGTATCTCCATCTCCTATTTTAACTCTGCCAGTATCACTTTCAACCAATATTTCGGCTTCTAAATATGTGGCATTTTTAGAGTTAAAACCGGACGAAGTATCATGTTTTTGCTGCTGTCGAGCATTTAGGTTTCTATTAGCCACAGATACCCCTCCTTAATGTTGATATAGATTAAGCGTTTCCGCCATTCAAAATAAATGTGTCTGTCGTTCTCAAAAGTGTATTAGAGTCTGTAAGCTCTGTTGAAGCGTGAGTAATCCAGTTTTCATTCGCTCTCGCAGTTGTGAAGTACAAGTTACTTCCCTCGGACACATTAGATGTCGTGAGAACAACAGCACCAGTCATCCCGTTTACACTTGTTACAGCGTCTGTTGGCGTTTCAAGCTCAACCCAGTTTCCCAAAACAGACGCCGGAGCCTGTTTTAAAATGAATGTTTTATTGATATCTGTACGAACAGCAACGTCACCTTTTTGTGCCTCAAGCCCAAGCATTGTTTCTTGGCTGTCAACAACAAAAGTATCAGTGATAGCAATAGCAGGGATAACAGCTTCGTTCAGCTTGCCGCCAGCGCCAAGAACAGGCACATTGCCCTCAGCAATACCAGTGTCAGCCGCTGCCGCTGTACCAGCATCTGTAATCTTTGAAAGAGTGAGAGAGGGAATGTCAGATACTACAAGAGCTTCTCCTTTTGTTACAAGCCCCTTAGCGTTTACAGTTACTTTTGTAAACGTGCCAGCCACAACGCCACTATTAGCGAGTACAACAGGAACTGTTATGTTTTGCGAACCATCGAAAGCAGGAGAAGTGCCAGTAGCATCTCCGCTAAGAGAAATCGTTCTACCAGTTTGTAAAGCAGCGGCGGTATCTGCAGTTCCTGCGGTAGATGCTTTGCCGATGGACATTGTTCCATCGGGGTTGATTGTAACGGTATCAGTACCTTTAGCAACAGACTTAACAACGCCGCCCTTTTCGGTAGTGCCATAGTCTGTGTTTTTGACATATTCTGCCGGAACGGATGTAAGTGCACCTAAATCACCAGCCGTAATCTCAACCGCTTCAGAACCATTGAATGTCTTATCGCCAGCAGTAAGAGCCGCTTTTGTAGCATTAGCAGTATCAGCAACAATAGCCGCATTTACATATCCCTGCTCTGCTTTTGGGTTATTGGCAAACTGCGACTTCAACATGTCGCCAGCGCCAAGGTTGCTCAAGTCGTCTGGCGTAACCATCTGTTTCCAAACAGCATTGTTAGACGTATTATCAAACAATACATATGCCTTGTTGCCAGCCGTATCAATCCAAATGACACCAACATCATATCCAGAATCTGTTGGCGTAGGAGCTTTATTCATTACAACTGCCGCTTGTGCACTAGCATAATCAAGCTCGGTCCATGTGGAAACGCCGTCACCGAATTTGAATTTTCTTGTGTCTGTTTCAATACCCATTTCACCCTTGAGAAGTACAGGGTTAGTAGTTTTCCAAGTATTGGCAACGTCATTTCTTATTTGTATTTTAACATTAAGAGTTGTATTTGCCACTTGCGTTCCCTCCTCTAATAATCTCTATCTCTCTGTAATCAGAGCCAACACAATAATACTTTAATTCAGTTTCATCCCATCTATATGTGGTGTTCGTAGAAGAATCAACATAAAGATTATTTTTGTTTCCAATATTTGGAAATTTATAAATACTATCTGTTGTTATTACTTCTGCTTTTGTTTCTTTGAGTTCGTTGTATTGAGCATCTGATTCTTCTTTGTATTTATTTACAAGTTCAACATATGCTTCATAATCAGTTGGGGTTGGAGGCGGAGAAGGAATATTGTTAGCATTATACGGCTTACCTTTAACGGGAACCATAACTTCATTAGAAGCTATTCTCTTGCTATCGGTAAATCCATATAACGATACTGTAAAGTTTGGACTTTCTATAACTTCCCACGGTACAAGACACACATTTTCTACAATAGGAACAGTGAAGTTTTTCTTTGCTTTACAGTTATTAAATACTGCATTTTTGGAAACACTGTCCCAATCATATGAAAAGTCAAATACAACATACAAGTAATTATATGTTCCTCCAACCACTTCTTGATTGTCTTTTCTTTCTAGTTTTTGTTTTTTTACAGAGAAACTTAACATTTAATCACGTTCCTCTCTGTTCCCATCCGTCTGCCTTTTCAATAGGAACAATATCCTCGTCTTTTATGCCGCCAATTGCTTTGATTTTCTCAATGGCTTGAGCACCATAAACCTTATAGGATATTGTTACAATTATAGCCACTATCGCCAACACGCTTATGCCTTGTAAGGCATCCGAATATTGAGGAACAACGTCGTATATCTCTATAAGCTTTGTTATCCCCGATAATCCAGCTGCCAAAACATCAATACCAAGAACAACACCAATATTACGCAGAAGTCCTTTGGCTAAAGTTTTCCACTCGAAAGTAGCAGTCTTAGAAGCAATAATTGAACCAAGAATAGTATTAGAAAGGGCGCAACAAAGCATAAATAAACTGAAAGATGACACCATAACCAAGCTGTCCAATACAGCGTTTAATACATCATTAAACATGATTCGTCATCCTTTCTGTTGGGCGTACTCAAGATACGCCCAATTCGTATAATTTTTGTTCGATATATGTTCTCTGTTCCAGAACAACAGATAAGCACATTTTCTCTGTAACTTCACCAGTTGAATTGCTCACAGAAGAAATAATCTTCTTGCCGATGCTAGACGCAATACAATAGTGATAGTACATATTATCATATTCAACAGTTTTATCTTCGCGTGTTTTTGTAACACGGATTTCATCTGTTGCTTTTTCATCTGTAAATATTTTTTCAAGTTCGGTAAGAGTCATAGAAGATTCATCTAAATGAATTTCCATTTTGTTACGAACACTTGACATCCCACTTGGATATACCAATGTACTGTCAAGCACTTCATACTCCTTACCATTTTTCAATGTAATTTTAATCATTATAAGCCCTCACTTAAACTAAATAACAACCATTCATCAAAATAGTAGCGTTCTTACCCAAATGAGTAGCACCAGATTCAACTTCCAACATCAAATAGTAATTCCCATTTGGTGAATTTATATTGAATTTAGTGCTTGCGGTATATGTTGCGTCATATCCGTTAGCTTCGGAATAGATAAGCTGTTGAACAACGTTCCCGTTTATATCGCTCAACGCCACCTTGATATGGGAAAAGCTGTTTGTAATATAGGCTCTAAGGTTAGCAAAGTATATTTGTGAATATCCTATTGTGCTAAATCCACCCATCATTACACGGCCATATCCTCGTTCTGTGCCGCCGAATGCGTCCACTTTGATATCGGAGCCGTTATTCGTGACGGTAAAATATGCGGCATATCCAAGGTTCTGTGTATTAGCAACAGGTATGCCGGGATAAATAGTAGCTTCTTTTCTCCACACTTCTGTGCCATTACAACTAACTGTTTTACAATTAGTACCATTGAATATAACGTTTCCAGACGAGGGAATATTTGTTCCATTATATGATAATGCCATTTATATCCCCTCGCTTCACATTAAAATTTTACGATGGGGGGGGGCAACGAGCCTTGCGATTTTGTTTATTTTCATATATTATGACTCTCCTTTAGTTGGCAAGAACTACGTTGTTTATATATAATCCGCCGCTAAGCCTAGCATCATACCCAGAATAATAAAACCCAATATGAACTGGGTCTGTTAATACTGGATTATACGTCACCGTTTGATTGTTTACAGGCCACCAATATGTCCAGTCAATATGTTGCCCCGAGCTTTCCCATACGGTGTGCTTTGGAGTGTTTTGAATCCAAGTTGTCGGATGAGCGAAGTCCATTGGTTGAGATGGTGGCGTTGTAAAGAAAACAACATATAGCTCCGAATACCACAAACTAACATTGGAATCTGCTACTGTATTGTTGCCAGCTCCACTTATATAAAAACTAAATACAGAACCGCCGGGGACTGAAAATGTATTATTTGTATATACCAACATACCAAAGTTTGAAGTTGGACTTATATTCTCTACATATATACTTGAACCCAAGTTCCATGAGCCTGGAGCTAAATTCATTGTCCTTGTACTCCAACCACCACTTACAGATGGATTATCGCCGTTGTTAAACAATACATTTTCTTTTTTCCACACTTGTGTTCCGTTACACGATACAGTCTTACAACCAGTCCCATTATAGGTTACGTTACCGCTTCCAGGGATGTTAGTACCATTAAACCATAAAGCCATTAATACTTCACATCCTTACGAATAATTAATACTAAGATTTGTACCAGACAAACTCATTGATATATTATTGGCTCTGGCAGAACCAGCAGAAGTAGCATAATTGGCGCTATCAGCTAAAGCGCACGCATAATATTTTCTAGCGCCATCTTTATTGCCAGTACCTGTATAATTCAAGAACCATGCATAAACACCGTTTGTCTGTACAGCAATTGACATATTTTTAATGTTGTTTACGTCATTTGCCTTGGTGGCATATGGCACTGTAATTGTAGATAAAGCTGCTCCCGCTTTGTTTTCAAGTAGCAGATTGTTTCCGCTAACATCAAGAGCGCTTGCATATGTCGTGTTTATATCTTCACCGAGAGAATCTTGAGTAGCCTGTGTCGCCTTGGCAACAGGAGTAGTGCCATCAATAATATCTGATACTGCCCCGCTGGTGGAAGCCCCAATTGATGCTGGCGTAATATTAATAGTTCTAGCCGTTGAACCGTTAAATGTGGGTTGTGCCGTCCCGTTTAATTGTATTGTAAGAGACTGAGATGTTTTGGCGGCAGCAGGAGCAACGGCAGCAGAGTTAAAGGAGTAAGTTGTAATAGAACCATCGAGAACCGTATTGGCTGTCCCAGCAGTAGTCGCATAGTCAGAGTTTTTAGCTGACTGAACAAGTTTCCCGCTAGCATCTAATGTAGCAAAACCATTAGCGATTCCTATTCCACGTCCAGTTGTTACAAGAGTATTTTGTCCAGAAATCATAACAACTTGGTTAGCACTACCATCAATTCGTATATTAGTAGCGCTTGAAGAACCAAGCATAATGAACTGCGTGCCATCATAAATACAAAGGACAGGATTATTTTTTACAAAATCATTATCTGCTGTATTTACTAATAGCCCCGATGTGTTATATTTCATAACACTTTTTGTTGTAGTGCTATTAATATTAATAGTTACAGTACCAACGTTATTTCTATCAAGAGACAGAGCAATAAGCTGATTCGTCTCATATCCCGGATAATTGGTAACAGAGGCCGTATAGAAGTTATCGGTTGAATATACTGCGTTTACAGAAAACGCTGACGGTGAAGCCTCAAGAGAAGCAATCGCATCAGCATGCTCCTTTAATGCTGTGTCAATTTTATAAAAGTTACTGGTGGTTTGGCTACCAGCAACAGCTACACGAAAATCTAAAAATCTTACGTCAGTATCCGATGAAGAATATGTTGTAAGATTATAGTTAGGAGTATTAGCCATTTTCTCCCTCCTTTGTTATTGTACTTTAAAGTCTAACGTTCCAAGAGTGTCATTATCCATTTCGCCCAAAGTTAGCGGGTCTAATTCACCAAGAAGTCTAAATTGCCCAACGAGAACTGAAGCAATGATTTTAACTGTGCTTGATGAACTAAAATCCAACTTGACAAGTCCAAGTGATTGTGCTATAATATTAGTAGTTATAGTAATAAGTATTTTTTCACTCTCTATGGATTTTGGTATGGCTGAAATTTTAAATCTTATCGGGGCGACTATATTGCTCATTAACATATGAAGTTTAACACGAGCATCTGTTATTGTAAACAATGACTGTATTTTTAAAGTCACGTTCGATTTCAAACGCGCCCTGATTAGTCCAATAATCTTAATTGTGTTTGTATTATTAAAGATTAAAGTTACCAGTCTTGGAAACGTATCAGCTACTATCTTAAAAACACGTTTAGGAGTAGCGAATATTTTAAAGGCTCTCACTTAATCGCCCCGCCTTTCAGGTATTAGACGAGCTGAATCTTCATAGAATTAATAGCAAACAATAAAATCGTTGCCGTTTGCACCGTTCTAGGATTCGTCAAAGCATCATAATACAAAATATTTCCGCCGCCTCTTGTGCCAGAATCCGCAATGAACACATGTGTAATTGTGCCCCAAGCGGTTGTGCTTTCGGGGAACTCAAACTGTGTATTGTTTTGGACAATACCGCCAGACGACGCTGTAAAATTAGTCTTGTTGTTTGTAACAGCAACTCTAGCGTATCCTCCACCAGTAGGTTCAGTTGCTCCACCACCACTGGCGTTAATTGCTGTTGTTGAAAGTCCGAGATAGTATGTGCCACTCGGAGTAAATGAGGTTCCTCCAAAAAGGAAGTCATTCAGCTTATTAGCTTGATATGTAGTAATAGCCAAAGAAATCACTCCTTATGTTGTTGGCTTAATCTTTGGAATAAATGTAATAACCCCTTGCTGGAATACATATTCCTCGCCAGAATAATCTATAAGTACAGGTTGTTGTATATATTTCCCAGAAAGGTTCTGTGTGTGAACACTATCCAGCTTTACTACAACACCATTTCCGCTAAATATATCACCGGGTAAATCAAGAACTGGAACGTCCGGCTGTCCCACTCGGCACAATCTCCATCTCGCTGTTGCGCTTTCTAAGTCAAACGGAGTGCCATCAGAGTAGTAATAATAAAACTCTAATGTTTCAGACGTTCCAGCAATCAATGCAAACTCGCCAAGCTGATTTACCTCGAAACAAAATATACCATTAGCCATCAGTATTCCCTTCTTCCTGTTTTACAGGTTGATAGTTTTCGCATTCTACGAATAATTCTTCGATAACATTCATAACGCCAGCTACAATAGCACAGTTTGTTTTACCACTAACTTGAATACTATTCAAAGCATTATAAATAGATTGTAATTTTTCTTTCATTTTCCGTTTACTCCTTTTATATAGTTAATAGAATTGAAATTTCAAGGGCGTGCGGCTAGTTGGGGTCAAAATAGGTTTGCAACAGGATATCAAAGAACAATCACAAGGGTTTTGGCCGATGTGAATCTAACAACAGGCGAAAAATCATATGAAACTCTATCCTTTTTGACAAATTTAAATTACAGCGAACTTGTTTGGATGATTACAGGATAATATTATCCTGCTATAAACCAAGTTGGAGACGTTCTATATATAACGTCAGTCATGTAAGTTATTTCAGAAAAACTTGGAACACCATTAGAGACATTACTAACATAGCGTAAAACTGCTGTTTTTTTGCCTATTACAAAGTGCTCGTTTGTCCAGCTAGCGGCTCTGCCTTGAAATTTCAAATTTGTGAGGTCAAGGTTCGCGATAGTAGCATTTGTAGCGTTAAGCTGCTGAATTGTAGCCGCATTTGCCGCAAGCGTATGTACATTAGCAAGTTCAACGTTCATTTCATCAACAAATGCCTTAGTAGCATACAAGGTATCCAACTTAGCGGACGTTACAGAACCATCGGCGATATTTCCAGTTTTAATTTGGTCGCCAAGGTTTGAAGCATAAATTCTTCCATTAAACGTAGCAGAGGTTGGTGTCCACGAAAGTAGACTTAACTTGCCATATCCGTTTGAACCAATATAATCACCATTGGTAGAGTTATATAGTCTAGTAGAATCAATTTGCCATCCGCCAATTGTACCGCTATTAGCAGTAATTTTACCATTAATAACGAGGTTGCCTTGAGCATCAACGTAAAATTGATTAGCCCAAGCAGCACCCGTATTTGCCCTAGTCTGTATACTAATGCCCTGTGTTGGATTTAATTGAATCTGGCTTAAACCATTATTAGACACAATAGAAAAACTAGCATTATTTAATACAGCTCCATTGCTGTCCAGTGTAAAGTTGTTGTTGTCGTTAGATATAATAAGCTGATTACCAGCAATAATCTTGCCAACTAATGCGTCACCAGCAACACCAAAAATCTTTTGCCCATTTAAGTCTATTTCACCAAGAGCAAGTCTTACGGTTTGCCAGTTGTCAGATGTAAAAGCAAGCGTATTGGATGTAAGCCACACCTGGTTAGGATTGTATGTTCCGTTATCCATCATGGTACGGCCACGCAATCCATTTTGGTTTATCAATATCTCTTGGTTTGTTGCGTTGATAACATTATTCTTTGAAGTGTCAAGAGCAGAGTTAATAAAGTCGCTAACAGCGTTGTTCATGCCGCTATTAACGTATTCGCCCCATTTCGCTCCATCAAACTTAACACTAGAGCCAGCCTTAATAGCGTCACCAAACAAATCTCTGAACGTATATTCACCAGAATCAAGTTTGTATCTGTTGCCAAATACAAGAGAGAAGTTTGTTGGGTCGTCAAGTTGCACATTTAGCTCAAGAAGCACAGGCTTAACATATACTGCTTCGTCTTTTTCGATGTTAATAATACATCCAAGTTCCAACTGTTGACTAAATTTCTGAAATTCTTCTAAGAACAAGAAGTTTACACTTTCAACGCTAAATTCAAAACGTGGTTGGGATACTCTTTCAAGCACATATTTGCCTTGGTTATACAAAGATTGTGCCATGTCTTGTATTTCACTATTCGTCATTTCAGACGTAGTAGTGAAACTTTCATTCTGATATGTGTTTTCAACCATGTAAATCTTTAGTTCTTCATATTGTGCTTCTGTGAAGAATTTAGAAAACGCCAACGACTCATTAATTGCCTTTAAATCAGAATTTATAACCTCAAGTTGCGTCTTTAAGTCGTTTATATGACTCTCTTGAGCAGCAACTGCGGCATTAGCAGTGTTAAGCTCATTTACTTTGGCTGTATATTCGGGAGTATTTTTTAAGTCCCCCTCTATCATAACCTTTACAACGCCCTCAATAGCATCTCTATCGGTTTTCAAGTCAACCAAAGTAGAATTAGCAGTTACTATTTCTGTGTTTTTATCTTTATATTGAGTTAATAGATTGGAATAACTTGTTTGCTTCGATGATACTGCGGCTTCCCAAGCATTAATAGCATCAATTAAATCTTGAGACATCCATTCAGTTGTAGCAAAATAGCTAAAGTCGTAGATTGTATTTGTTCCTAATGGGTTTACCGCAGACACTCCAAGATTGTTACCGCCATAAACACTTAAAGCGGTAACAATTTCATCTGATTTCTCATTAATATCAATGCTTTGAATCAAGTTGTCATAACTCAATATGATATCGGTATTCTTAACTAGGTTCTTTAATGTATAAGCTGAAACAGTTCTATTAAAAGAGTCAAATATAAATACACATTCATATGACGTTTCAACGTCGTTCATCAAGAACTCATATACAGTGCTGTCTGGTATTTCAAAAGTTCTATAAACATTCCACAAATCTGGGTCTATCTGTCCGATTGTCCAGTTAGAAGTAGATAATATTTTACCCATCAATGTATTGTCTACATTAATAGGGTCATAGAACTTGTATGTACCATCAAATATATTTATCTTTTTAAACGCAAGTTCTGTTTCTAAAGAATATGCTGTTACAGTTTTCTGTTTGACAATACCATCATCTGTTTCATCAACTGTCGTAATCAGAAAATATCCAATATCATCAATAAGAATAAGCTTTTTACTTTTTATTCTGTCATAATATGGAAACGCTTCTCCATCAGTTTTATATGGGATTGTAATATGAAACTCTGACATTTCATTGAATCTCAAAGAAAGTTCTTGTTGAAATCCTTGATTTAAGAAACAGATTTGTTGCTTGTTCGGGTTACAAAGCCTGATTGTATAATCTTCGTGCTCTCCGAAATAGTTAAACTTTTGTAACATTATATCCTCCTTTCCGTTTTATCCGCTTACTTTCCTTGCGTTTTGATAATTTATTGTTATTTTGTTAGTCGAACCTATAACTTGGAATGTATTCATCCCCGGTACGATTCTGGGAAGTATACCAGTCATATTACCAACACGCAATAACCCTGTGTCAGATGTAACTATATATTTATCAGAATCAATAGTTAGTGTTTCACCGGGACTCAAATCATTGAATATACATCCTTTATTCCCATCCGACTGGTTTAGCAGTTGAAAAGAATTTGCTTTGCTACCTATTTCAACCACAAAAACAGGTTTCATATAATAATTATCATCGGATATATTATTGAATTTAAATGTCCCTTCTGTTAAAAAAGGGCCAAAGCTTTCTGATTTTTGGAACTCCCAAGCCCACGGAGCATCACAAACAACATCACATTTAAATGTATAAGCATAGTTGCCGACGGTGGTTAATGTTGGATTATTCAATATGCAATTAAAATATACTGATTCCATGTCGCACTGCATTATTTGTAGCTTCTTATACGAATTATGGCCGAAAAGCCATCTTTGAATGATTTGTTGTTGTAAAGCATCGACTGGTTTTAAACTAGCGAAGCTCAAACTAAAAGTGAGAACTGGCGTTTGTTGAACACCGAAGAAATATGGTTTAGGACGTCTATATATCTCCTGTGTATACGGCTCAACGGCATTGGAGCCGACGTTCTCAAGAACGCCAGCTCCGCCATCGCTAATTAAAAACAGGCCGTAAGTTTCACTTGGGATGTCATCAAATACGAATGAATGTGCCCAAAATGCCATTAACTCACCACCTTAGATTGAAACAGTATTAGTGTTTCGTTTATATCCGCCTTGGAACATTGCTTTGTTAAGACGTTTAAATATATCATTAGAAATACGCTCAATATCAGGAACAACAGAAGAATCAAGATTGCCTTGAACATTGATATTAAGAAGATTATCAAACGTTGCTCCGCCATATGTTGAACTCTTGGCAACAATATCAGGAAGAATATTATTCATAAATCTGTCTTGTTGCTCTCTGGTAATAAACGCTTCGCCTTTAAGAGCTTTAACAAATTCTTCATTGCCTTTGAGATTGCCAACAAACCCAGCATCAAGTCCTCTATGATATGGCTTAACAGCGTATACTAAATTTTTCTTTGCTGCTCCAACGAATTTCGTCCAATAGTAGTTCTTTGGGTCTGGAATATATCCCCAAACTCTTTGAGCTTCCTCTAGTGTCATAAAGCCACTAATAGGAGTAGTTGTGCCCGTTTTATAAATAAGATATTTCGGCGTAGTATCAACGGGCGGTTTGCCAGCAGGACGCATGGCAGCGCTACCAACAGGAGGGCTAGTGCTCGGCACTGAAACAGAACTCCCACCACCACTTGCCGCCGCCAATCGACTTGCTGCGGAGGCCGCCTCATCAAGAGCGGATTTATATGTATTAACAGCACCCGTAGCTTTGTTCCACAAATCAATGATATTCTGGTCGATTGAATCTCCGTAGGCTCTGTTGTATTGAATTAAAGCATTAAGAGTTTCTTCGCTATGCTCTTGAAGAAGTCTAATAGCTTCAGCAGTTATTTCGCCAGTCTTAGAAAGATAATCATCAATCTCATCAATTTGATTATTGATGTATTCTTCAAATCGACTTTCTTCTCTGTCAAGAGCGTCTTTTTGTTGGTCGATAGAGTAGTCGTGTTGATAATCTTCAAGTTCACGCTTGGCTTCAGCAAGTTCTTCTTCGAGTTCAAGACGTTTCTTTGTGCCCTCGGCACTCGTATCAAACTGAAGTTCAGCAATTTGGGATTCAAGAGTAGAGACTGTTTTGTTCTTTTCTTCTAACTCACGCTTATGATTATACTCGTCGTCTTGTAAGTCAAGTAAATCTTTTTGAGCATCAATAACCTTTTTATAACCCTCAAGCTGCTCTTTAAGTGCTTCTTTTTCAAGTTCTTTTTTCTTTTTGAGCATCTTGATTGTTATTTGTAATAGGTCATCATATGCTTTTTCAGCTTCACTTTGTTGCTTAGATGCTGAACCACCAGATTTTGCTGCGTCTTTAGCGGCAGAGCTTACTTTTTTATACCCATCAAGCCTTAATTTTATTGATTCATCATATACGCTATTAAGTCCCTGAATAGCATCGTTATAAGAGTTTACAACATTCTTCAAAGCATTAATCTCTGAAGTGGGCAAAAGTGAGCCACCATCTGGCTTTAACGCTCCGTTAGCCGCCCTAATAACGTTGTCCATCGTCAATGCCTGTGATTTATAAAACTGTGCCCACATTGACGAAACTCTTTGGAGTAAATCGGCTTCTATCTTTTCTTTTGACTGGGCATATGTGCCATGATTGCCAATATCAATACCGTAATTAGCGGCAAATTGTTGCATTAAAGCAGAATCCATTGTAGACAACAAACTATAATAGTTTTGCTGCATTTTCAATTTATTTATGATATTAGCATAAGCATTTGCTTCGTCATCTTGATAGGCCAACCGTAATTCTGCCAACACATCTTCTGTTGAGGCAAGCCCAAGAAGATAGTTTGTTACAGCTTCATTAAGCGTTGGGTATCTTGAAACAAGAGCATCAAGAGTTTCAATTGAAATAACTCCGGTGTTTGCTACTTCTTCGTTTACAGATATTAAGTTGTCATAAGCAGATTGTAAGCCAGAAACCTCCGATGTAATCCTGGCCAAATCGTCACCGGTTTCGCCAAGCTCATTGGACACATTGCCCATTGCTTCTGATAGGGCTTCCGCAGATATACCAGCAGCTTTCATCATTTCTGAAAGTTGTTGGTCTGTCTCGGTTAGCTTTAATCCCTCGGCTTCTGCTTCCGATATGCGTTTAATATGCTCAAGGAATATATCGCTTAATTCTTCTTGCCTCTTTTGTAATGCTTCATATTCTTCAAGAGACTTACCGTTTGTATTATTAAGCTGTTCTGTTAGTTCTTTATATTCCTCAATATTACCTGACAATTCTTCTATGGCAACATTATATTCAACTACTGGTGCAACACTCGGCATGGGCAAACCCATCTCATTAACGGGTTGCTGTGAGGACATAAAAGCTGCTTCTTTAACGCGGCTCCACCAATCTCCACCGCCACGCTCAACGTCTTTTGCCTTAGAATTATAAACATTTTGCTTGTCTCGTTTTTCGCGGGCCTGAAGCAAATCTTCTTCTGCCTCTAATACAGACAGATAAGCCTTTTCGGCTTCTGTTAATTGTTCAACTTCCGCTTTTTGTTCTAAAGCATTTCGTTTATTGCTTACTTCTGACAATTGTGCTTGCGTATCAGCAAGGGTTTGCTCATATTCTTCGGTTGTTGTAATTAAGGCATCAAAAGCGGCTACAATAGCTGTAATACTGCCAACAACAATGGCTACTTTAACAAATGGAGATGCCAAAAGAGCTGTACCAGCAGCATATATAGCATCTTTACCAGCCAACACTCCACTGGTAAACCCTGAAAATACCTCTTTTAGTGCGTTTATGGTTTTATTTCCGCCGCTAGCAATTTTAGAAAAAGCCTTTAAAGCCCCAGAAACTTCTCCAGTTTCTTTGGCTATATTTATAGCGCTCTTTAGCTTAATAAAACCAGTAACTGCACCAATAATAGAAATATTGGCGATTCCTATTTTATCTACTACCCAAGTTATTGACTCTACCAGCATTCTAAGCCCATCAATAATAAGGTTGATAAAGTCTACTACTTCTTGGTTATATACTAAATCTTCAATAGCAGCTTTTAACTGTTTAACATGGGCTTCAATGCTTTCAAGATACACTTGCATCTTGTCCATTGCCATGCCCTCGGAGTTCATAGCCGTGGCAGACAATGTTCTCGCTCTGTCCCAGTTTTCCATCAGCGTCAAAAATGTTTCGCGCTGACGTGTACCAGCTACACTCGTAGAAACCCAGTTTTGTTCTACGTTATCAAGATGCTCCCATTTATCAGCAAGTTCACTAATAACATCGTACATATTACGGAACTCGCCACTGGAATCTCTAAGTTTTATATTAAGCCCATTAAATACTGTCTCAACGTCATTAAGCGGTTCGCCCAAATCATCCGTCATTTTGCCAGCGGCTACGTTAGTAAGACGAGAGAATATCGTTTTGAAGCTGTTGCCAACGACACTAGCACTACGTCTAGAAGCCTCAGAAACGGCACCAACCATACCAATTAACTGCTCAAATCCAACACCATTAACACGGGCCATGTTGGCTGTGCTTTGAAGTGCGACAGCAAGTTCCTCAACAGATGTAGCAGCAGCCAAGTCAACAGCTGATAATGCATCAACAACATGCATAGCATCTTGTGCTTCCATCTTGTATCCATTAAGCGTAGAAGTAAGAAGCTCGGTAGCTTGAGAAGATTCAATAGCGCCTACCTTTGAAAGAATCATTGAGGCTTCAAGCAACTGGTTTGTTTCTTCAACGCTCTTGCCCTGTCTCCATTATATTACTCAAATAAATCGCTAGTTTATTTGAGATTCAAATTCACATAAATCATATATCACAAAATCTTTTTCTGATAAATCGGATAATATTTTATCTTTTAATTTCAATAAAGTGTTTTTGGCTGGCAAACTTTCCCTGTTATGGACAATTCTCGCAATCTTGTACCCGCTCGATAACAGATATTCGTTCCTTCTATTTTCTCTTTCAGTAAACTCTTTTCGAGAAATTGTTCCTAGACGCACACTTAAATCATGTCCTGTGCCATCATACTCTATTATAATATTATCGTTCAACATCATATCGGCAAAATATTTTCCTATTGGAACATTTAGTTTTGCTCCGTACAATTCGGAAATTTTATTTTGATTTTTGCTAGTAAAAACTTCTTCACCAGAATGATTCTGAACATAAGAATCATGGGCTTTATTCCATATTCCCTTGTTCTGTAACGGAAAATCACATCCGAATTTTTTGTTGTTATTTTCAATCATTTTCCGTTCTACTTCTGGATTTCTTAATGAACATTTATTGCCATACTTCAATAACGACGATTTAATCATTTTATACGTTTTACATTCTGAACAACAAACATCGTCTTTTGTCTCTAGATATCTGCGATATGGCTTTTCAAAAATCTTACCACAATAATTACACTGAACCTTTATTTTTGTACCAGCACCATACGGCAACTCTTTAGCAGTTATGTTTATATAAGTGTTCAGCGGGACATCATATCCAAGAGATTTAAAATGTTCATAATTAAAATTATTAACTCTAATTCTAATTGGCTGATTATCTATGTCCATATTTCCTCATGTTGTGAATTTGAATTTGCTTATAGTTTCCTATAAGAATAGACTATATCATTTAGCAACAATTTGCTGCTAACCTACTTTTTCGGGGTAAGCGATTCCCCTACTCTACTCGGTTATATCTTTCGATACCCTTTCGATAGTCGTTGAACGTTCTGCTTATAAAGCAGCTTCGCTGCGGATTATCCAATGTTTAACGTTTTTACTTTGCCAAACACATTACTGTTTGCCAATATAATATCACTATTATATTTTAGTAGTTAAACCTCTAAGGAACTTCCCGCAATTTAGTAGGTTTATAGTGGTCTTGACATATAAGTTAAACCACTCCGCCGCTCCATTGGCAACTTCAGTAGTGGTTGCCCCAAGCTCTTTGGCCATTTGGCTATATTGATGTGCTAATTCAGCCGTTTGTTCAGCGCTTTCACCAGTAACCATCTGAACATCAGTCATGGCCTTATTCAAATCTACGATAGTCTGATACGCTTCTTTAGCACCATCCACCAGCAAATCTACTGCCCTATCGGCCAAAGCCGCTGGCCCAATATAATTATCAAAAGCATCTTTTAAAGCTTCTCCAAAAGTTTTCGATGTTCTAATACCATCGTCCATCTCTTTGTTAAGCTTATCTATCGCTAATGCACATTCTCTTTCAGCTTCTGCTCGTTTTTCAGCCGCAGTTGCCGCCGCATTGGAAGTGTTAAACGACTGCTGCATCAAATCAAGCCGTCGTTCTAATTTACTAATTTCTTCTTTGAGAGAATTTATATATTTCTCAGTTGATTGATTTACTTCGTCGTTACTCGAATCGACTTTTTTGTTTGTCGCGGCAAGTTCAAGCTTATATTTGTTTACTTTTTTTAGAACTCTAGAATATGCCTCTAACTGCTCGTTGTCATATTTCTCACCAGAGCGGGCGCTATACCCCTTGGCATTTATAGAAGAGCTTTCAATTCCCTCTCTGGCTTTCTGTTTTAATTCCTCAGTAGCATGAGTGGCATCTTCAATAGCACGAATTTGCTTTCTATACATGTCAACTTGTGCTTGAAGTGATTGTATCGTTTCGTTGCCACTGTGATAAGCTTGCGCTTTTTCAAGGTTTGTCTCTGCTACAATAAGTCTATTAAGAGAATCTTCCAGATTGTCGGCAAGCTTCTTTTGTTCAATAGCATCTTGTTCGAGCTTTGCTGTTCCGAGCCTACCGCTTAGTCTGTTAAGTCCTCTATCTTCACCAATGTTATATCCAAGTGTAGCAAGAGTCTCTTTCGTTGACTTAATTTCTGCCTCTATCTCTGAAAGAGATTTTTCCCACTGTTTTTGATATGTGGCCGCGCCAACCTTAGCCGCAGCGTTTATGTTTTCCTGCGTTTCAATAGCGGTTCTATATAAAGACTTTAGTTTTTTCTCAACAGTATCAATAGACTGTTCATAGTCCATTGATACGACAGGTTTCGACCATTGTCCGCGTGATGATTCGCGTTGAGAGATATCGTACTTGATGCCACCCTGTGTAAAGCTAGAGGTGAGGGTTCTTAACTTAGTAGCTTCGTCAATTGTAACCTTTAGGTTTTTCTGAAACTCTTTTAATGTTGTATTGTCAAATTGAGGAACAATTTTAAGTCCAGCGCTCTTAAATATTGTTTGTATTCTCTCTATATCTTTTTTGGCTCCGCTTTCATCTATCCTAGAACCAAAAAGAATATCAATGCGTTTTGCCACTATCTCTCACCCCTTTATCTGTCTAGTTTTACAGATATTATATTTTCAAGCATATCAAAATCTGGGACTTCTCTATCTATCCCGTTTAATGCTGATTCTACTTCCTCTATTGTTGTTTCAATCATATGAACAGGTTCACGCTCATATATAATATGACTAAGATTTTTACCGCCATACAACGTGAACCCTCGTTCTTCAAAACCTTCTATCAGTTCTCCAATATATGGCTCTCCGTCCCAAGTAGAATGTTTACCCCATTCCGTTTTTGTTGGCGGATATGGGGTAATTCTATCCAAGTCAAATCCAACTTCGGCTTCAAACCCGTCTATTGTTTTTCTAGTTGGAGTGCCACCATTAAAACCGGGGCCTACAATGGAGTTTAGCATTTCCATTGTTCTATTATACATTTTGGGTTTATAATCTTTATAAACCAATTCCGCCGTGTTCTTTTTTAGCCTTTTAGCAGTGTCTCTAGCAATAGATGTTGTAAAACCTTTAGCCCCTTTGACAAGATAATCAATTAACTTATCTTCGTCGTCTATAAACGTTTTACCGCCACGAGAAGCATATTTAGCACACAAAAAGAACACCCCTTTTCTCACATTATTTCTTCGCCTCAATATCCGCTTTCAGTTTCTCTTTTGCCGCCCCAGCCTTTGCTTTTTCAATTTCCGCTTTTGCTATTGGGTCGTTGAAAGCAATGATTTCGGACATTTTATTGACAAGCTCTTTGTCACCCAGAATTTCCTTAAACTCTTTCAAAGACTCTTTGAGATTATCGCCATTGGCTGATTTTAGCATATCTGACATAAAGTCGTTTCTGCTAAACATCATTGTCTCCATTATGAACTTTTCCATTTTCGTAAAGTCAAGTCCACATTCTTCTTTTATATGGTCGAAAATACCAGAACTTGACAAAACATCGTAGTTCTCAAAGGTAATATCATCATCATCTATTTTTATATTTGTGAACTCAAGCAAAACGTTGAAACGCCAAAGCATCTCAGATTCAATCACCTTGGTAACCGGGTCCATTAAATCTAAATTCATAGAATTTACTTTGAAAAGATAATTTCTAGCAATATCTCCCTTTTCAAGTATTGGAATGTATCTCCTAATCTTTACTTTATCAGCAAAATTATTACCGGCTTTTACATCAGCAATAATTTCTTTTATCTTGATATTTTTATCCATAAAATCACCCTTGTTTTTCAATGGCTTTTTTGAGCTTCTCAAGCCCCTTCCACTTTTTATCTTTGGCCGTCATATCATTATAGATATTAAACATATCAAATGAACTCCAACCAAAGATTTCGACAACAAGTTCTTGTTCCAGCCCTATCTTAGCTAAATATGTACACAGATAATGCCTGAAAGCATGGGCGTATAAATCAACAGGGTCGTGACGCTTATTACTCGGTTCTTCGTCCGTAAGATACTTCTCCCATTGCTTTATCCACACACGCGCTGTATCTGGTGTAGCCGGTTGTCCGTCTTTTCTGATAAACAGATAGTCATGTGACACGCCAAGTTCTTTCATAATAGCTTCGCGTTCTTCTATCCATTTGACATAATAAGGCTCGAATGGTGCTTTTAATATGTATTTATATAATACCTTACCGAGTCGCCCTCTGCCTTTTGTTTTAATCTCATCAGTTGTTTCAAGGAACAAATCTTCATATGCTAAATTATTTAAATCAATCAAATCCGTTGTAAAACGAAATAATTCACTAATTCTAGCACCCGAATAGCACGCAAGAGCCAACAAACAAGCTTGCTGTGAGCTTTGCTCCGCAAGATGATTTAGTAAATTATTGACTTGTGTATCGGTAAGTATAGTTTTCTTTCTAACGGTAGCTTTTGGCTGCTTTTCTATTTTTCTCACTTGATTTCTGAAATCAGGGTAGTCATCATCCAGTACATTCTCTATAAATGTACTAAGACTGTTCAAAGAACTCCAAACGTTGGCATATCTGTTTGGACTCCACTGTAATTCAGACGAGCCATAGTCAAAGAAATCCATCATCTCAGACTTTCTAATATCGGTGAAGAATTTATTATCATTATATTGAAGATTCCAACAAAAAAATATGTTGAAGTTAGACTTATATACCTTAACCGATGTTTCTGAACGTTTTGTAGCAAAATTCTTTAAGAACCTATCGGCTATTTTTTTGTTCTCTGGATTTATTTGAGAAATCAATTCCTCACTTGTAATAATCTTTTTAAATGTCTTTCTAGCCATATGCTCACCACCTTTTCCTTTTATTCCGGTAAAATAAGGGACGCACAGTTTGTGCGTCCCTTAAACCCATTAAAATCTTACTGGCAATGCCATAAGGTCAGTAACCTCTGACTTTGCGTAGCTATTTCCGCCCATAGCGACATATAGTTCCCATGCTTTAACGACATCACTTTTGGCTGTCGAAGTAATATATCCAAGCGGCATATATTTGTGATATATGTTGTCTATTTCACTTCTAAGCATAAACATGTCTCTTTCTTGCGCTCTATCCGTATATTCTTTATATCTTTTAACGTGGTTGTCTAATGTGTTTTTTAAATCCCCTATGAGTTTTTCTCTTTCTTCATTTTTTTTGCTTTGCTCATCTAGTGTTTTATTTACTCTATCAATTTCTAAAGCTTTTTTGAGCCATTTTACAATAGCATTTCTGGATTTGGGAAGTATTATTGCCAACAAAGCAATAATAGTGGTAATTTCACCAGCTATACTTGAGGCAAGCTTTAATATTTCTGCCATTGGAACCACCCCCTTATTTTATCACTTAAATTGAATCAGTGTTAAACTGCTTCTGAAGTTCCAACGACAGCAACATTAATGCTAGATGGTACATAGCCAACAATTGCTTCATCTACTTTGGCTTCTCCGATTAAAGATGCACCATACGTAGAATATTCATAACCAACAACGGCTTGACCAACAATAGCTTTACCTACCGTAGCATCTTTATTGTAGTCTCCACCGCCACCAGATTCACCAACGTTGATATTGTTAAACCCACGGATTATATTATAGTAAACAACCCTAAAACCATATTGAGGCAACATTAAATCACCCCATTAATATGAGATTGTAATATTATAGGCTACTGCTGTGTCAAAAACAACTGAAAATACCCCTCTGGCATCAAATGTAAGTCCAATGTCAGGTTCAACAAGAACAGGATTTCTGCCATTTATACTTACTTTACATGGCGCTTTAACTTGAATAGCCATTGTTCCAACAGAAATATTGGCCCTAAGCTCCTTGTTAATGTCGTTTGCTTTTATCTCGGCTACCATGGCTGGAATAATATTTTCGTTCGGAGTTGCTGTAATTTCAAAATATCCATATCCAGCAGGAGTCCCAGCTACTGTAATAAACATATAAGTCCCTCCTTATTTTACACTTACAATCTTATCTTTGTTAAAAGAGTCGCCTGTATATTCAATTTCTACTTTATCCGTATAAATACCTTTTATAAAAACAGAACAGATAGTGCCATCTTTTTCATACGACACAGAAGTTAAGTTTTTGGAGGGTTTAGAATAGTTTACGGTAGCAATAATCTTTTTCGTTTTTGGAGCCGCTTTCTTAGGTTTGGGTAAAGCCTTAACGTCCTCCAAAACAACATTATCTTTGTCCATCTTTATCACCATCTTTCTGACTGTTTTCAAATTCATTTTTTGTGCGACAACCATATTTGTTATATGTGTCGCTCATAATTGGCTTCTTTAGGGTTGGGCAATATCTCCATAGCCCACATGTTTTATTGTCAATTGTACAAACTAAATTTTTGTGTAATATATCAGATTTATCCACAGAATACGGGCACATGCTATCACTCCAACGTAAAAATAAGGGACTCCCGTATGGTAGTCCCTTAACTCGAATTAGCCAGCGGAAGCGGTAGTTACAGTAATAGTGATTTCACTATTATCAGTAAGCGTTGCCTTACCGCCAGTTACTCCACCGGCCTCGTTAGTATACAGTTCAATCGCTTTAATGGAAGCGCCAGCCGCCCCCGCAGCACCAGGAGCGCCGTCAGTACCGTTTGTACCAGCTGCTCCTTTAGGGATAACAAAATCGAGAATAGCGACACTTTCAGTACCAGAATTTGTCACAGTTGCTTCCGTACCAGCTTCACCAGTCGTAACGCTACCAACAGTAACGGTGGCAGCCGAACCAGCGGGGCCTGCTGGCCCCACCTGTTCATTGGCTACACCGTTTTCTAATTTATTGAGCTTATCTGCGGTGATAACATCACCATTAGCCCAAACAGTAGGTGTATATGCCATTATTATTCAGCTCCTAACTATCAATTAACCAGCAGCAGGAACGGTGATATTAGCAATAGCCTCTACGCCCGCCTTATTCTTAATAGAGACAGTAACGGTCGTGCTACCCTGGGCAACGCCAGTTACAACACCTTCCTGCGTAACAGTAGCCGTACCGTTAGCGGCGGAAGTGAACGTCAAATCCTCGTAGGGCGGCTTGAAAGCAGCGCCATTAAGGGGCAAAGCATAAACACTAAGGGTAGCCGTACCAGTCGTAGTTGCAAGCTCAATATCACTATCCTCAATAGCAAGCGCGAACACGTTATCATACCAAGAACTACCTGAGAGTTGCTCCGTGATAATAGCGTAGTAACCACCGTCAGAGCAGTCTGCAGACGGATTGTCCAAAGCAGAACCAGCAATCGGGGAGTTAGCAACGCCCGTAGAAGTCATAGACAGCTCCATAGAACCATTAAACTGGAATCGAGGAACGAGAACCTGAACAATACCAATCTTAGAAGAATTGTTCACGTCATTTTCTCCGCGTCCGCCAGCACGATACAGGTTGGCAGTCATAACCAGAGTAACCTCGCTCGGAATGAACGAAGAAGAAATTGTAATCTGACGAGCAGCATTATCTGTGCTGATATACTTCACACAGTAGATATCTCCCTCTTTGGCACCATCAACTGTAAACGCTTTTTCTGTAAAAGTAATCTTCTGATAAGCGTCAGAACCCGGTTTGGCCGCCCAACCAATCGTACCGTAAGACTGATACACAGCAGGGGTACCAGTGATAGTGCCAGAGCCACCAGCGCCAAGCGTAACTTGCTCTGAAGTAAACACATCAGCAATCTGCTGAATAGCAGAGCCGGTCTGGAACGCGAAATACTCAAGCTTAAACAGAACGTCTGTCAAGTTGATGTCAAACGTGCTTGTATGATAATACTTACCGAGCAACTTAGCACCGGGGCCACCACGGACTTCCTCAGCCGTAGAACCAACAGCGATAGAAGAATCAAGCAATGTAGTAGCCGTAGCAATAAGCTGGTCGCCTACAAGCATGTCAACAGTAGCAGCACCAGCCAAAAATTGTCTTGACATATAAGTTTCCTCCTTATTTAATTTACACTATTTATTTTATTTTGGAACTGAGAATAGTCAACAACACTGTCGCCAATGCTTCTATTATCCTCAACCAAATAGTGAGTTATTTCTTGTTTAAACTCAACAAACCCTGATAGACTTGCCTGTTTAAGAATGGTGTAATGAAGTTTTTTATCAATCATTTCAAGAGCAATAAAGAACTTTCTCATTGTCATTTCTTTAACTTCTTCTAACGTCAAAGAACTTCCAATCACCACTGCCATCATTTGTTTTTCTATGTCACATGGGGTTTTCCCTTTATTCCTAATTTCATCCGCTTTCTTTAAATCGGCTTCCAACTCTGGGTTGATATATTCCTCTTTGTAGTCAGGGATGTTTTGAACAAGTATAAACTTTCTAAACTTGTCAAATTCTTTTTTATGTAATACTACCCCATCAATCTCAATGAAACTCTTTTTCTTTCCATCTACTCCATATCTCATCTCTACACCGTCTTTGTTTGTAACCAATAGAATTAAACATTCTAAGAACATTTCATTTATATTTGGTTTTCCCGGTTCTTTTTCTCGTTCTTCCATTTGCATGAGATATATGATATAGTCTAAATATGACATAGAAATAACTTTTGGGTCGTTTGTTGAGTTTTTGTTTATTTTCAAAATTGACGAACAAACATTAAATGTGATATAGTCTCGCATCTTGACTGGATGAAGCACCAGTCCATCGAACAGTTCAACAGGTTCGTCATTAATGACTGCCTGTCTATATGGTATTAAAATATCGTCAACCATGTGTAAAAGGTTCCAATTCTCCGTATTTCACAGACATTGTGATTTGATAACCCCAGAAATATCTGTTGTTGAATATGCTTGAACGAGCAGCATTGTACATGCTTTCTCTGGCGTCGAAAAACAACTTACCAACGCCATTGATTTCTTGGCCGTTTAACGTCTTTAAGACTTCTTCAACCATCACTTCAACTCTACTCTTACACCCATCTATATTAACAAGCTTTGTATGCGTTATACAATCAATATTAATATCAATTGTGGACATACTCCTGTTGTTAGGATTGATAGTATATGAATATATTCTAAGTTGGCTTGTTTGCTCTGTGAAAGCATCATCAACGAACGGGCTTCTATACACATTATAATGTTCTGAATCACCAACACCGTCATAAATCATATTACGCTTTTCTTCTAACGTGAGATTGGGCTTAGACAAAGCATCTGGCGTATCATATTTCAAAAGTTTCCATATGTCCTCATTCTGTGTCATAAGATAGCCCAGAATGTTATAACACAAGTCGGAAAAACCAGTAAATTTATTATAGGCTATCCTATCTAAGTCGTAAACCATATTAGTATAGCCCCCTTAAATCAATAGTTACCTCTTTAGAAACTCCACCGCCTGAACACGTCACAACCAACGGCACTGTTGACTTTCCAAGACACATTACCGAGAATGTGTTTCCGTCAATTACTTCAAATTTATATCTGTTTGGATTCGCACCACTTGTACTAAATACAAATTCCACATCTATCGGTTCTTCGTAGTCATAAGAATCACGGCAACCACATGATGTAACATATCCATAAGCCGAACATGTATAAGTCTGTTGTTCTCCCTGATATAGCTTCACCGGATACGGCTCTATCACTATCGCACCGATGTTTGTTTCTGATTCGCCAACAACCGAAGTTCCAACAATGGCCTCACCAACAAGGCTTGTAGCCTTATCGCTTGGTTTCACTTCTTCGTAAGGCTTATATATACCTTTATATCTAGACATATTGGCGATACAAAGCTCAAAATCATCATCAGGAGAAATAGCGTCAACATACATTTCGAACTCAATTAACGGCACAGATTCACCAATCGTAGTATTACTACGAAGATAGTCCTTGACTGATTTAATCTTAAACACTTGATTATCAAGAATGAACCTATCGTTTATGTTTATACCTTGAGTTATATCATTGTTTTGTGCTGTTACAACAATCGTCCCTTGCGGAATTTCGACAGAAGTGTTATAATAGATATTGGCGTATTTAATTGAATAACCAACAATACATGGTTCTCTTATAATACATCCATTACTATTAATTAAGTTTAACGTGTTATTGCATCTTCTGACAATAGCAGATTGTGTGTTATAATGATAGTTGTCTGTATTAGTAGTAATCCAAACAGAATTATTAAACCAATATCTTTCACCCATAGTTCTATGAGAAAAGACATCGAAGAATTTTAGGTCTTTAAAGTCGTCACCAAGGTTTAACCCAGTTTTAGGGTTAATGGCATGGCAAACACGACATACCAAAGGAGTGAAATCTAATGTCCCACGAACAAGCTCTTGCCCTATCTCATAAGTATTGCTCGCATATTGATATGTCTCATTTATTTTATCTTGTAAATTCTGTTCGTAGTATTGTACGCTTTCGACATAGTTGGTTGGAGTGTTGAATGTGGCCGCTTTTATTCCTCTTAAATCAAGAGCCATATTATCACTCCTTCCAATTGCTCAATATTCTATCCAATATACTGATTGACTTTAATACCGCATGTCTAACATCAGAATGAACAATGTTGTTTACAAGCAAGGCATTAAGTTTGAATCGTATTTGATGTATCTCTGAAAAGTCCTCATTTCCACTTAATTCAAATATCAATGACTTTACATAGGTTTCAAAGGAGTCTATGTCGTTTTCGTATACATACAATACATTAAACACTCTATTTACAAGGTCAGCATAATATTTTTTTATCATGGGTATAACCTCTGAATAGCCGCATCCCATGCATATTTTGTCATACGCTTAGTAACAGTCTCTCTATTCACAATATACCAACTTGATTTTGAAGTTGTTGCCGAAGATACTGACGTAAGTTTAAAGTCGGTATCACCAAGCAACCTGACAATATCAAGCTTATCATTTTGAATGTATTCCGACCAAGCCGCCATAATAAACTCGGAGAGAATATATTCTTCCATAGGATAAAGATTGATATTCCAGTTGCCAACATAATAAATATTGACCACAACCTCAGCTCCATCAAATGGAGCAGGGTCAAGCGTTACTGTTGGCGTTCCCTCAGTATGAGTTTTGCCAACAATTGCTTTTCCAACTTCTCCACCAGCAACAGCAGTATATACGCCTTTTACTTTGTTGCCGTCAACAGTATATTCAAAAAGACAATCATCAATCAAAGAAGCATCGGGCGCGTCAGTTAATGCAAATTGCTTATTACTCCCGTCACCTATAAAGGTTTGAGAATAAAATTTAGGAGGAACCCTGTCGTTCACACGTTTTTGCGCCGGAATTGGATTTGTGAAAAGAGAAATCGCATTCTCCAAGAAATTATACATAACTTGGCTGAACATAACAGTGTCATTTTCTAAAAGATTTTTTAGAGTAGGGTCTTTGAACTCTGTTATGGCCCTTTTGTATACAGTAAAATAAGATGTCCCGGCCACAAACTTTCCCCCTTATTCTTCTGTCCCCTCGTTTAACAAGTCAGACATGAACTGTTTCATAAAGCCTTTTGTTTTCTTATTTAAAATCTTGACTTTTTCAAGATTGGAATATCCCGCCTGTTTTGCTTCGTAGCGTTTAATCCACGTCTGTGCCAAACGGAGCGCCATCGGATAAGATAATCCATCAACGATACGTTTGAACTCCGCCATAGGCAGGTTAGCGATTCGAGCGTATTGAGAAGCAGACATGGGGACGTCCATAATCTCAAGCCCAAACTCGTCTACCATATCGTCGCAGTCACTACCCAACGTAAAGATACCACGCTCAAACCAATCTCTATAACGGGATGTAATATCTTGCATTTCTGCGAATCTGAATGTTCTACGTTCACCAAATTTTGTGAAACGAATCTCATTGCCGTTCAATTTAATCGTAGATGGCAACGACGGGTGACATTCACACAAATGAATCAATGTACACGGCCTATCCATCTTTGAAACGCCGCTATTAGACGTTATTGTCTCCCCGTTCGATTGAGCGGTGAGCTTATTAATCTGAGCCGTTAAATTCGCAATCATAGCAAGCATATCTTCTGCTGTCATGCCAGACGAAGCAGAAGTAACAGTTTTATCTTCCGCATTATCATTATTCTGCGGTACAGCCTTTTTAGTAGCAGGCATAATGTTGTTCTCCTTTTATTCCTTTTTCTCATTTAATATATGGGGGACTCAAAAGAGTCCCCCTATTATATTACTCAATTACGCGCTAACGCCCGTAATAGCACCATACTTAGAAGCAGCGATAAACGTTGTACCCATTCTAAGCGTTAGGCTGATGCCCATTTCCTTGTCAGGAGCCTCGGTCGGAACAATGTCCGTGGTCAGAGCGCTACCCTCGAACACGAGCTTCACCGGCTTGTAACCACCATCAGCAAACAGATAGATTGTAGAATCGGGGATGCCAGTCAGCGGAGTGGTATTGACAGTATTGGGCAGAAGAATCTGCGGAATACGCACAAGGTCAACATCCATGAACGTGCCCAAGTGGCCAACACGCGCCCATTCCTCACCAAGGCCCATCTGCAGGTTAGCATTCGTAGTACCAGACGGAATCACGTTGCTAAGAGCAGCCAGAGTACCATAAGCACGAATCTTAGCACCGCCGTTAGCAGCACGCAGGATTTCAGCCAGCTTCACGAACGTAGAAGTCGCAAAACCGTTCACGATGTAAGAAGTACCAGCGTTGGCAGTGATGTTGGCACCGATAGCCTGAATCACCATCTGGGTGATGTAAGCATTGTAAGAAATACCAACTTTGTACACGAACTCACCAAGGTCAAACATACCAGCAGCAACCTGATACCAGTCAACAGCCGTCATAATGTTGTAGGGTTCGGGGTTGACGGTGATTTCGTTGTTGTACGTTCTCTGAACAGAACCATGGAGAATACCCTCGGCCAGACGGGTCACGAAGAACGTATCGTTGGAGTTCACCTTGAAGCGAGCAGTATCGCCCCAACCGATGTTAGCAACATCAGCGAAGTCCATGAAAGAAGTGGAAATCATAGCCGGAACAACCGGAGTCATAATCTGCGCCAGAACAGCGGCAAACGTGCGCTTGAAGATAGGGTCGTTATGTACGTTAGGGTTAGCAACATCCGCCAGAGCAAAATTCTCAACATTGATACCGCCAGCACGTTTCGCACTATACTTAGCAATCTTCTCAACAACCATATCGTTCAGTTCCTTGCGGCTGTCGATAGTGGTGTCATTGATAGCGGCAAAAAGGTCCTTCTTGGAATCCTTCATGCGCTCTGCCATGTACTGTTTAGCAACTTTAAAACCGCCCTCAACAAGAGCTTTCTGCTCGTCATCGAGCATAGAGAAATTCTTGTCGGAAGTATTTAAAGCATAGAATTGTCTAATGTTAGCCATAATTCTATTACCTCTCTTTCCTTTCCTTTAATTAGTTAGCCATGACGCAAAGCATATAAGCCTGTACGCCATCATCTGTTACCTTACCATCAACGCCCTGAGACACGATATACTTGCTAATAACCTTAGCATAGCAACCAGTAGAAGCGGCATCAGCAGCGGGTGCCCACTTACCAGCGTCCCCCCCCCCCCCCCCCCCGCCAGTAGCAAGAACGGCATACTGCCCAACAGTCAGAGCGGCTGTGCAGTTTTCCTCACCAGTGGCAAACGTGTCGTCCACAACAAGCTTACGGAAACGCACAGGCACACCAGCTTCGGCGGTCAGGCCAATCGTCTTGTAGCCCATGCGATATGCCACGCCAGCACCAGTAGCCATAGGAACGGTCGGGAGGTCAATAACACCAACGCCAACAGCAGTAGCAGCGGCAGGAACAGTAGCAGCGCGAGTATTGAAATCAACGGGAGCGGAAGCCGCAGCGCCAGCAGCGGTAAAAGCGCTCAAATATACGGGGTCCTGAACAAAATCACCCAGAACAGCAAGCTCGCCATCATAGCAAGCGGCATTAGCCGAATCGGCCTGGAACATAACAGTCTGAAGTTTTGTGTCAACGTACTGAGACTCCATTCTCACAGGCTGAAAAAAGTGTTTATTAGCCATAATTAGTTTTCCTCCTTAAATTTTAGCCAGCTTGTCAATCAAAACATTTTTCTTTGACGTGCTGGGTTCAGTTTTATTATTAGAAAGGCCGAAAGAAAGTTTCTGCTCTTTTTTGGACATTTCTTTCTTTTCTTCTTTAGAAGCAAGATACTTTCTGTATGCTACTTCTTTGGCAAAATCTTCAACACAAGCAAACTTGCCCTCGTCGCGCATCTTAACAAGCTCCTCATGTGTCTTTTCATCCATATCTTCGTTTTCGTCGGCAAGGATAGCATCAGTATCTTCCTTGAATTGAGCCATGCGAATTTCCTCTAACTCTTTTTCAGCAGCTTCACAGCGTTGAGCCATTTCGCACTTCTCTTTCTCAAGAGATTCCACTTTCTTTTTCAGTTCCTCTTTTTCCTCGTCGTCATCTTTGCCGTCGTCGTCATCATCATGCTTATCCGATTCATCTTCGTCATCTTCAGCATAATCGGTTTTATTACCATCATCACGAGTGGTCAAATCAACAGAACGTCCTGTAATTTCGTCCCAAGCAAACTCTTCGCCCTCGGAATAATTCTCAGCAAGTTCTTTATCAACCTCGAACAAACAAAGTTCAGATTTGTCCTCAGCCATTTCTTCTTTGTCGCAATCGCACTCTTGAGCAAAAGCAAGTTTGCCATTATAAAGTCCGAGATAAGCAAAGCCAGAAATTTTGGCTGCTTCAATAAATTTCTTCATCTTTTCCTCCTTTTCTGACTTCACCAGTCCAAGTCTTTTACGAATTGTTAAAGCCTTTTTGGCAACGCTTTCGTCATATTTTTCTCCGTACTGTTGTGCGCTCAACAGTCCACCAGCATTATAAACGAATTTGCCATTTTTATATTGCATAACCGGATATTTGAGCTTTTCAGATGGAGATTCTTCCCATCCGTCTTGTACATCAAGATATACCGATTTTACAAGCGTTTTGTAGTTTTTAGCTTCTAAAACTGTATTTCTAAGAGAAGTCTTATCCACATCTCCCCAAGAATCATTAGAAACTGCCTCTTTTGATTTATCAACCGAAATTGGCTTTCCGGTCCCATACTTATCTTGTTTTGAAAACATATTTTTTTCACCGCTAGATGTTACACCATATTTTTCAAGTATATCAGAAGAATATGTGTCTCTATTTCCACTTATAGCAAATCTAAATTTTGACTTATAAGTGTTAAATGTATTAGAGTTTTCATAACCATCAAGAACTAATTTAGCTCCCTCTATACCCTCTTCAATAGGATTACCATATTTATCTTTACCTAATATAGTAATGCCCAAGAACTTCCAAACTCTAATTTTCTCAATCCCATCCTCTTCCCACGAGTCAATAGCCTCTATTTCGACACTTACTTTCTTTGTAATTTGCCGTTTAATAACTTCAATAAGGCGTTTATTGTATTCCACCCAAACATAGGCTGAATTAATAACAACCCAATTCTTCCCATCAACTGCCTCAATATAAATATCAGCACTTTCAGGAATTACGCCAACTGGCTTTTCAGCGCCATCATAGTCATAATCATAGAAAGTGTCACCGTATTGGTCAATATCCATTCTAGAATTATGCTCTTCTGCGTCTCCAATCTTTTTATTAAAATAGGCGAGAATTGGTTTATTATAAATTGTGGGAATGGATTCCTCAAAACCATCTCTCAGGAACTCTGAGCCGTTTCTGTTGACTGTATCAGAAATAGCATACAACTTGAGCTTCAAGAAATCTCCGTTGTTAATTTCTTCAACGTCTATTTTAGATACAGGCATTGAAAATACTTTTGGCATCCAATCACCACCCCTCTATGTATACAAATCATTTCTTTTTAATACCAAAAAACTTATTGATATTAGAATCCATCTGCATCCACTGAGTAGGTGTATCACCATTCATCTCAACATAATCAACAAAACCAAGCGCCATTTCTGTAAATGGAACAAGCTTTCTAATAAACTTATCGAGATGTTTTAATGTTTGTTTGTCATCCTCAGCAATTGCCAAATCAATGACTTTTCCGACTTCTTTTTCAAAGGCAATCATAAAATCAAGCAATGATGCAAACATAGATGTCAAGTTTTCATATTCTTCCATATGAGCTGCAACAGCTGGTCTATGCAAATATGAATTACGAGCAGCAGCATATTCAGCAATATCATCACCAAGAAGCGGAAATTCATGCGCCATCTCATAATGAATAATATCCGATGTTCTTGGCATTACAAACTTTACTCCAAGTTGTGTTACCAAGTTGTCACAAATACTATTTCCAGTAAAGCACAATCCGTATAACCCAGTGAGCGCTGATTCCATTCTATCAGAAATCAGTTTCAAGATAACTCACCCTCTTTTATAAATTCTTTATATTCACTCTCTGTCATTTCAATTTGTTCTTTACAGATTTTACAAATTCCTTTGACTTTTGGCGGATATACACCAGTCCATTTCTTATGTGAAAAAATTATGGTGGAATGTCCGTTTGAATCAACATGCTGACAGTTTTTCTTATTACTCATAGTCGTTATGATGTTCCTCTATATAAGATTCTTTGCATTCTTCGCTACAAAACGGATAATATTCATCCGATATTTCTCCGCCACACACAGCACAATGTTTTAAAGAAAAGCGAGTATCGGAAGTATTTGTTCCCGAATCAACACTGTTTGCTGTATTATCATTTTCTATCTTGTCTAAATCCATTTTTGGTCTACCAGAAGTTTTCGTGTCTTTATTAGACATTCCAAACGTATTGACAAGAGGCTTGAATTTGTCATAGATGCCAGAACTCTCAACCCACTCAATATCCGTTACAGCGTCCAAAAGCGTCTTGTCGTGATAAGACAAATATTTTGGCAGAAGCTCTACTTGCCCCATAGACAAGCTCTTTTCAACAGCAGACACTTCGTCCTTTTCACTGAAAGCATCGCCATGAATATAGAATTGCCAACGGAATTTCAAGTCTCCAAGATTGTACATCTTTTCAAGGGTTATATTACATGCCCAAGCAAATTGGTCATACATTCTATCAATAAATCTTGTCTCTATAACCTTACCAGCAGCAACCTGAGCAACTGACGGTTTCTCTGTTGTCGTCATAAGTGTAGAAGCTCCAGACGTATTGATAAGCTGTTGTAGTCCCTTATTATAGATTTCGCCAGCGTTGGGAATTTCTTGGAAGTGATAAAGTGTATTGTTCTCTGACGGAACGATATTATAAGTTGTTCCCGGAGGCATACTGGAATTGACTTTCTGTTCAAATGCATTTACAGCTTCTGGCGATAATCTAAAATCGTCTGTATATGTGCCCGACTTATTATCGTCATGCAATGGCATTTCACCAAGAAGCATTGAATAAAGCGGAACCGTCAAAAGTTGCTGTTGAAGCAATGAGTAAGAAGCCAAATCTTGTGCCTGTAACAACAAGGAGGCAAAAGGCGATATTTGTAAATCGTCAGATTCTGTGAACGAGAATACAAAGCATTCATCAGCAGGAAGCTCTTTCCAATAGAACCATGACATAGTGTCCTGATTGTACTCAACAACAACATCCTCTGGAGTTTTATATGGGTCAATCCATCTATGCCCCTTTTCATCCACAGTCGTTGCGTCCATCAATTCCGCATAATATTTTGTGAATATAGCCGGGAATTGTCCAAGCTCCGTACCGGCCTGCCAAAAGTAGGCAAAGTTAAAAGCAACTACTTCATAACTGTCAGTAGAGTGTTTGATAATCTTATACCAATCGCTCGGAAGAACTTGGAAGTGAACGTAGTTTACTCCCTCTTTGTCTGTTGTGCTATTATAAGATTGCCTAAGATAATATGCCCTCTTGCCCTCTGGAATAACCTCTGCTACAATCCTGCGGAATTGCTTCTGCGGATTGAGCTTCTTTTGCCACATGTCTACGAGTTTCCAGTCAGACTTAAAACGAGGGGTATTCATTTCCTCTTTCTTAACATATCTTGGCTCTATGTAACTTCTATACTTTAAGATTCCCTCATAAAGCATTTGAAGCCTATAAAGAGGATATGTGAGATAAATCATGCTATGAGTTGCTTCACGAAGCAAGAACTCATTATTTTCAGGGTTCTTTAATGATTCCTCTATTTTATCTCTATCGGTGAAAGAAGAACGTGTAGATAGTTGTTTAATCCTAGAATTAAGGAGATATGGGTCGTTTACAAAACTAGCACCGACATTAAGCATATATCCGCCGGGATATACGCCACCAAAACCAGCACCAACAGGGCTGCTAAATACCTGTTTCCAGCGGTTTTCAACTTGTTGAACGCTTACTGGCTGGCTCGACGCATTGTTTTGTTTCTGGCTGCTTGTCGGCTTTGTGCTTTGTGTTTCTCTTTGAACCTGTCTTGCCATTTACCTTAACCCCCTCCTTTCTTCTCTTTTCTTCTATGGCATCTAAATATGCCAGAATTTCTCTCATTCTGCTTTGTCCTTCGTCGCTTTGCTCGAACTCTCTTAATGCTTTCATAGCGAACTTTTCGTTACACCAACTTCTAACGAGTTCAGAACACGTTGACAAATTATAAGACGGGCCTATTTCTTCAATAAGTCCGTCATTAAACAAGGCGCGCATTTCTTCAAATGTCTTGTCCGTGTCTAAGAAAAAGTCTTTTGCGCTATAACAATAATCACCGACTCTAGCCATAGTGTCCATTAGTACACGATACTCTGGTCGATTGTCGTCTTTGAAAGATATTTTATAAATCATCTTCTCATTCCAAATCCAGCTAATTTTCTAATATTCGACGCGAAAGGATTGTTTACACCATTTTTTCTTGAGTAATTCTTTGAAGAAACATAGTCGCTTATATTAACACTCTTGTTAATAGCAATTAAATCTTCTTCGAGTTGATTTATGAAATATAGTCCATAAATCATACTGATTATTCTGTCCTTACGCCCATTCTTTTCGTCGTATACCCATCTTCCACTAGGCAACTTAACAATTTGAGTTTTAATTGCTTCATCAACCAATTGTGTTGTGTTGGCAAACGGACCAAACATGTTGTTTGCCCTATCTCTCATTAAGTTGTCATTACTCGTTTTCATTGTTATATATTTATATCGCTTATTAAGCTCCTGAACGGCTGTATCTTCTTCAACAAGCAAAGAGATTCGTTTTCTTTGGAACTCAAGTTGCGCTATAACAAGCATGTTATACTGCATAGCCGATGCGCCCGCACCAGAAATCTGTATTGGAAACAACACAGGTTCTGCGTTTGGGTCTGAAATACGCATATCGTATTTATCAACCTTGTTCATAGTTTTCCAACCGGGGTATCTTCGATTGCGCACCATGTCTTTTGTGATATTACCACAAGCATTTATTGTTTCAATACCAATAGCGCCACCAGCGTCAACCACAGCATAGTCACACTCTAGGTCATAAAATAGCTGTTTTAGCCTTATAACCTGTTGGTCTAGGTTTACGCCACCCATTACCTCAATATAGGCTAGTTCCTTATCATAGTATTCTATATTTTCAATACACCTGAACACCGTGATAACTGTCAAGTCGTTCTTTCTACCAGCGCCAACAGCGATATCCATGCTTATAACACGAATTTCTCTTGGTTCTTTCTTCTGATAGTATGGTAATGCCCTCAGAATACCTTTGCATTCTATATATTCATCATCAGTTGGAGGTAACAATGGAACCCTAAGCTGTCTAACGCTGTTCACTTCATCAAAAGTAAACATAGCGCTTTCAGATTCACCATGCGGAATAACCTCGAACTCCATTCTAAGCCCACTAATATCAGCGTTCCTATCATGGAACTGATTTTCAATATATGACTTTCTAATTATACCAGCTTCAATTGCGAATTGATACGGCAACGATATAGCACACTTTGACGTATCGCCCTCTGCTATACACTCACAATAATATTTAAAGTCTTGATAGCTCCATTCGTCTTTATACCCGATAGAAGTAAGATAGATTGTAGAGTTGTGTTCTCTTTCTTCCATATACTTCGAAAATCGAGTATCCATAGCCCATGGCTGGTCACGATTGGATTTTGTCAAGAAAGGAATAAGAACTTTTTGAATTGTAATTTTACTCATAAGGCGGCTTTCGTCCAATATAAGAATATTAGCACGAGCGCCACGAGCGTTGTCCGAACATACAACAGCTTCAATTGTAGAGCCGTTAAGGAATGTTATTTCAGCGGAGTCTTTGCCAATAGAGATATGTTCTATTTCTCTTTCTACGTTTGGCCTGCCGCTTTTTATCTCATATGCTTTTTCTGTGAACAGAACTGCCTGATGCATGGTTGAAGATGCTACTTTAATTGTAATACCGGGATATAATATACACTTTGCTATACAGTAAACCATTGTTAAGAACGACTTACCAAGTCCACGAGAAGCAAAGAATATAAAGGAGTTGTCCTTTTTACAGCTTGGAGAATCCATTAAGTAGAGAAGTATCTGCTGGAACAACTTAACATTAACGCCCATATACTCCAAAACGAATCTATGAATGTTAAGTCTCCAATAGTCTATCCACTCATTAAAATTTCCCCAAAATTGTGAGGATTTAGTCTTTTTCATTTGCCTCACCAACCTCTACTGGCGGAGACTGTTCTTCAGTATTCGATGGCCCTACGAAATCAACCGTGTAATCTTTGTAGTTTTCTTCAAAGTCCTTTACATACTCACTATCTCTACAAAGCGTCTTAGAGATAGCCCCAGCAATAGAGCGCCAAAACTTTTCAAAGCTATCAACGTCTTTGAATGCTTTGTTCTTTGTTATAATTGGACCCTTTGCTTCTGCAGCTTTAATAAACTCACCAAGAGATGTGAATTGTGATTCACCAGTAGCAGTAGCTGCTTGTTTCTTAGGAGTAAGTTCAGCGTCTTTCATCAAGGCCTGAAAGCTTTTAACCTTGTCTTTTGCATTTCCACCCTTTTCACGGGTTCTTACAATCGAAAGCTCCTCATAACAAAGCTGCATGACAAGTTTTTCTCTTGATAATCCATCAATTTCACACTTATCATACCACTCGTCATATTTATCTTCAAGCCAGTACAAGTCTTTATCTTCAAAATTCCCCCATTTTTGTCTAAGATTAGAAATAGAGGCATATTTACGAGAAGTTATATCTTCTTCGTCGTCCGGCTGTGAATAAACATCGTCATAGATTTGTGCAAATGTGGATTTCGCTACAATATCTCTAAATGGTTCTCCATGTAAATTGCTTTTACAGAACTCCTTGTCTGAATCAGGAATTTCTCCTGTATGAATCCAAATTGATAAGTCCGCTAAAAAATTTCCAACAAAGGTTCCCCTAAGGACATCTCGTTTCCCGTCTGGTGTGTTATAATATTCAATATACTTATTTACAATTTCCGATATAACAGGTATATCAATCTTTTGACAAACAACTATCAAAGACTCTTTTACACCATACTCTTTGATATACTTCTTAAACAGCTCATTCAAACAGTCTTTACAAATTGGAGCCGCTCCGTCGGATACATCTGAATACGTTGTGTAAAAACCCATTTCTTTGTCTTTGAATTTCCCGCACTTGCTACACTGTTTAAATGTGACTGGAACTATATAGACGGGTTGCCCTTTTATGTTTGAAAGCCTTTCTCCGAAATACTCTTGGGCGTACATTCCATACGCGCGCATCTTTTCGTCAAGTTCTTTTGGGAGAACTCTATATATGCTTGGGTCGCCATATTGAATCATATTGTCAATTGCTTCTTTGATATCAAGAATACAATCAGACACAACACCATCAATGGTATTATCTATGACTCCTGCTTTGTTATGGTCAACCTTATATTGTTTCAATAGGGCAATTTGAGCCTTGCTTGGCGCTCCGCGATTGGCACGTCTAACACCATCAGCACCACCAGTCATGGCTCTGCCCATGTTCCTTTTTCCTACTTCTTTAGGCATTTACATACCCTCCGCTTTTTCCGTTTTTTCTATTGGAGCTGATGTGGAGACTCGAACTCCAAACCTGCTCATTACAAGTGAGCTACTCTACCAATTGAGTTACACCAGCAAACAAAATCCCCCGTATCCATAAAAAGATACGAGGGTTTTCTTTATAATTTAATAACTGTATTAATTGTCGTCTTAATACCAGTATCGGCATCTATAATAAACGCTTGATTCTTGCGCTCCGTTTGTACATATCCCTGCTGGTTAGACCAACGTGACCACCCGCTAATTGTCGGGAGGCGGAGAACTTCAACATAACCCTTTTTACTATAAGCCATCTGTGTATGTAGATGTCCCAAAAACCAAATCATTGATTTGCAAGAACTCCACATATCATGTGCTTCAACCGACATAATCTCCAAAGCCTTATCTGGCTTCAAATCATGCGAAACACCCATGATTACACTTCCGAACTTAAAGTATTTTCTTTCAGCCGGGTCGCCATATATATTGATTCGCTCATCATTTCTGTAATACGCTTTAAGAACATTCATAATACCATACATGCTATGATAGTCGTGATTGCTTACTGCATATACAACATCAACAGGAGCTATTGTGGCAAGTTTGTTGATACCATTGATACAAAGTTCAATCGCCTTATCAATAACCGTATGCCACTGGTTGGAACAATCTTGTGGCGTTCCTTTTGTAGTTGTATTATTGATATTATCAGCATTGATAAAGTCATTGCCTATAATGAACATAACTTTCTCAAACTCTGTATCACCGACTTCTGACATTACATCATCTATCGCATAGTAATATAATGCCTCTGCCATTTCAAGATTATAGTCGTTTCCAGAAACTTTCTTCTCCGAAAGAAGTCCAAGGTGTAAATCACTAATTGGGACTACAAGGCTTCTTCCATTATGTACCGAAGCCTTTTTCTTTCTAGACGGAGAAGCTTGAATTTTGATATTTTTGAAAGCTCTATCAATATTCGACTGACTCCAAACAAATTCCTTTGCCGGGCGAACAGTAATCTTTGAGCTATACATATCCATAAGGCCAGAGCCTTTTTGCTGTACATTCCATCTACTATTCTTAGCGGATACAAGCTCAAATGTGTTTTTGTCGAATCCATGCTTCTCTAGGAGAAGTTCTGGCGTCAGTTCTGTATTATGCGCAACCGAAAAAGATTTTTCGCTAACCGTTGAACCATCAGCCTGTAATGAAACCGTTACTGGTTTAGACGCTTCAGTAGCATCAATAGGATAGAAGTTATCATCCATATGATTCTCGCGTCTATATTGCCTAGAAATACTTCTAATTCGCTCTATTGGCAAGTCCACACCAAATTCTTCTCGAATCGTATCAGCAACAGAGCCATAAAAGGCCCTTTCGTTTCTGCGCTTTTTGTCAATACAGAGCTGTATTACACGGACTTTAATCTCGTTCATAACAGTTCTCCTTTATTCCTGCGTAAGCCCGGAAGAATTATCACCTACTGTGATAGTGATATCACAACCATTATAATCTTGTAATACTTCATCCAAAGTTACTGATGTTCCATTTACTTCCACAACAACGTCGCCATCGTCAAGATTCAAAACTCCCACAATCTTTCGGCTCGTTGTATCAAAAATACCTTGTTTACTTTTCATTGTCGTATGTTAGCTCCCTATGAAGTCTTTTAAATGTAAGTCTAATCTTAGCATATGGAACAAGATGTTCCTTTGTGTCGTAAGGCTCGCCGCTCTTTGGGTTAATGCCTTTCATAGCCGGAATCATCTTGTTGCCAATTTCAAAACAACTAAATCGAATCGTTCCGTCATTATTGATTATCGTCTCGTTCATAACTTCTTCAAGAGTGTTTATAATCTCGCCAACTGGCGTTTTAAGATATTTTGTTCTTCGAGCGACTTCTTTGATAAGCTCGCTCTTTGGTATTGTCTTTTCCATTTTTCCGTTTTCTCCTATTATGTGTTAAAACAATTCAGAAATATCTTCTACAATCGCTTCAACGATACCATATTTCAATTGCTCAGAAGAATCCAAATACCAATCTTCTTTCAATTTCTGATTGTAAAGACGATTTGTGATATTTGTTTTCTCCAAAACCCTGTCTTTCAGTCTGTTCAACTGCTGCTCATAGCTCTTTGCTGAACTAATAACATCAGCAGCATTTCCACTAATTCCTGTGCTCCCTTGATGTATCAACGCCACAGAGTTCTTCGTACACATCCTCTTATGACAAGACAACTGAATGAAAAACGCAGCGCTCATTGCCATTCCAACGTTGATGCCCCATACAGGAGTCCTCGACATTTCAATAATATCTACAAAGTGATTACAGGCATATAAGCTTCCGCCGGGACTGAAAATCAAAATCTTAATTGGCTTTCGGTTTTCGATAGGAATCTCCGCTCTATCATCTTCCATATTCCATCTAATGATATATTTAGAAAATTCAAGTAGCTGGTCACCAATTTCATCATCCAACCACAAAACCCTGTTATCAAGGCTTTGATAGAATGTAACAAGTTCTGGTGTTGGAAGCTTCAAATTGGACAAATCCTCTGGAATAAAGATAGGGGATAATTCAAAATCCATATTTATATACCTCGTTAATTATTGAATAAGTCAGCAAACATTTTGCTGGTTTCGCTTCTAACATCTTCGTCTAAATATACGCAACCAAATTTCTTGTTGCCCTTAAGCTGTTCACACATCTTGACAAGTGGGTTAGAAACTGTTTTATCTTTCACTGATTGTGCAAAGTCCCCCGAAAAGAAAATTCTACTATTCTCTCCGACACGAGTTCCGACAAGTCTGATTTGTGCTTCTGACAAGTCCTCTGCTTCGTCAACCACGAAGATAGTTTTATCATAGGTTGTACCTTTCATGTAGAAAGGAATTTCTGTTTCAATTACGCCTGACTGGATTAAGTAGTCATATTCTCCCGGCCCTTTGAGTTGTTGCTCAATTGGCCTAAAGAATCTGGCCGTTTTATCCTCAAACGTTCCTTTAAGATAACCAATATCTTTTCCCTCACCGTTAGGCTCTCTAATTCCAAGAATCTTATTATGTTCTTTTCTATCGAACACAAAATAGTGCGCCATTTGCATACACAAATATGTTTTGCCACTACCATATCCGCCGAGAATAGCAACAGCAGTTATGTCTCTATTCATCATCAAGTCCAACGCGCAACGCTGTAATGCGTTCTTAGCCTTAACAACTTTTGAGTCAGGTAGGTTTAATGCTACGAATTTTTCGCCTGTCCAACGCATTTCTGTTTCTTCATCAGTAGAGATGTCTTTGATAAGAATGTATTCGTTTGGGTAAAGATTGTCTGTGTTTATTTCATCAAAGAATCTGTTGATTGTCTCGGTAGTGCCGACAACCTCGATATATCCTTTGTAAATTGGAGTCTTTGAATAATCAATGTGTTTACACTTGACTCCCAAAGCTACACACTTTTGATACATGTTCAAATCGTGTGTTAATAGGGTGGCGTCTGGGTCTTTCTTGCAAATAAGATGAGCCGCTTCGATAATCAAGTTGTCCTTAACGTTCATATCCAAGAAAGAAGAAACTCTATTCTCCTCTATGTCGTTAAATCCATAAGTGACTTGTCCGAGCTTTTCAATTGCCTTTAGCCCGTTTCTCGCCTTACAGGCCCTTAACTTGTCTGAACTATGACTGTGTTTGTCGAGTTCCTCAAGTACAACAATCGGTATATATATCTTCTCGCCTTTGTACTTGTTCACGTCAAAATCTTCCATGAACATGTTAGTATCAAAGATGTAGGACATTTATTTTGCTCCCAATCTATTTTTATTTTTGATGAATCTCAAATAGTTCTCGTAGTCTGTCTCTACTATATAGTAATACTTGTTCCCTTTACCTGAACGTGAAATTGGGTTACGACACTTGAACCCTGACGCTCTAATTCCTTGCTCGTATTCTTGCTTGGTTATCTTTATCAAAAGCTTATGACACCTTTCTTGTAGAATTTTACTGCTTTATTTTTTTACTATCTTTCTGGCCGTAAGGCCAGTATAAAATAAAAACTTATTGTAACGCATTTTGCTATTTTACTGATTTTTAGTTTTTATTATTATTCCTATATATTTTTAGCAAGTTTTTATTTTGGCCTATCAAAAATGACATAGGAAAAGTATGTGGAAAATAGGGGTAAAAATTGAGCCAAACTTCAAACCTTTTTACGCTCTATTGTTTTTTGTATATTAATTTCCCTAGCGCATTCATTACAATATTTACGCCATTTACCCTTTACACGAACCATTTTACCGCATGAAGAACACTCTACATATCGCCCCTTACCAAGATAGTTATGATAGTAAGCATAAATATTATCAAAGTCGTTTACTTCAATGACGGTTGGAGAGTTGGAAGCATCTACGTTGAATAAGATTTCAAGATTGGAGTTTCGACAAACACGAATAAAGCCGAGTTGTTCTAAGCGGCGGAGAAGGGGATAGAGAACCTTTGGGGAGGATAGGCCACAGGATTTGGTGAATTTAGTGTATTTACAGTTCAAGTATGGATGTTGCCCAAGTTTTTCCCTAATCTTCTTTATAACGAGCAGACAAAACAGAACATCATTGAATTTGAATGGCTCTTTAATTGAATTTATAAACTCAACTTCTCTTTCTGTTATCTGAATGGTGCCAACCTCAATGATTGGCACCTTTCTAGCGTTGTTTAAAATAGACTGAATCTTGTCAAAATACTTTGCTTCGCTAAAACTATCAAAGTAGTTATTACAAAAATCGACTACACGCTCTTGGACTTCTTTGGGTTTATAACCAAGATAAAAGAAATATTTCGCTAAGATGTTAAGTTCGTACATTCTCTTGTTTGTTAGAAAGCCCGAATCTAACATTTTCTTAGCATAGGATATTTCGTTATACTCATTAACCAACTAAGTCTACCTCCAAGACGTTGTATCTATCAAACAAATATGTGTATTCGCCATCATCTTCAATTTGCGGGATAAGGACTTTCTTTGAAGATTTGTTATATACATTCGTGAACATGGTCTTTCCAAACGTTTTCCACAAAATATCCTTATTGCATGACTTCATATCAACATAAAAGATTTCAACTAAATAGTTTACAAGTTCATTTATATTAGAACACAAATCGGTCATGGTGTCTTTGAATAAATCATATTTATTGATAATCTTATGTTCTTCGTCTGGAACGTATTTCAAAGACGTTGAATAATCACTCATTGAAACATCTTCTCTTAAAGATTGGAAAAAACTCTTTACTGAACGTTTAACGGAGTTATATGTATTTATGTTCTTTTCAATTCCATCACACATATACAGCTTATAAATATCTTCGTGATGTACCTTAGGATGTTTAATGTCAAAATCAACACTTTCAAGATATCTACAAATACGATTCATTTCACAATCAGACTCAATAAGAGGATTTCTATAATTCATTGAAGCAAGATAATATTTTTCTTTTTCCGTAAGTTCACTTTCATCTTTGCTTTGAATAGAAGAAAGGTCAATTCCATAAATCTGTCTATATGATTCTTCTTCTCGCAAAAACTTATTATAAGCAACTCTGCTATCCTTATAAAGATATTTAAAGAAGTATGGTTTCTTTTCAACCAATATACTATTGAAGAACTCTTTCTTCTGTTTTACTTCATCTGTATCTTCTTCTGACTGTCTTTGATAGTTACCCCAATGCTTTGGGAAAGGCTTTGTTTGAACGCCCTTTGCTTTGTCGATGCTGTTACCTTGTGCCACTCGTGTCATTATAAGACGACGTTCCAATTCTTTATATTGCGGGCTATCAGGTTCATATAATGGCAACATAGCATACATTGACGTGCTCTTATTTGTAATTGCGCCAATATCGGAACCAAAAGCAAGTAGGTCTGCTTTGTATAAATCTTCTTGTGTAAAGTCAATCTTATCAGTAGTTTTCTTTTGGTATGTTACCGCAAGCTCATCTTTGTATACTCCCTTGATAATAGTTTTATTTGAAGTTGTGGCAAGAATATCGAAGTCATAATCACTCTGTTAACACCCCAGATTTCTCTGTATTTAAACAAGTTTTATTTCAAACTTGGGCATAGACTATATCTTCACCCTATTTAATAGGGGTATGGCACTTCGCGCACGGGAATTTCACCCGCCGCTAACACTTGTAGTCGTTTGAGTTTTCTTGTAGCTACTTATTATTTGTCCTATTCTTGATTCTGATACGTTAAATTTATTTGTTCTTTTAATATCGCGTATCCTTAACCCAGAGTTGTAAAGGTTTATAATCTCCTGAATATCTTTTTCATTTAGTTTGGCTTTTGGGTTATTTGTGCCAGACCAATCTGGATTTACATGCCGTCCAAGGCTGATACAATATTTTACATTTTCATTGTGTGTAACCCACTCAAGGTTATCAGCGTTTGGATTTGTTCTATCGCAATCTTTATGATTTACTTCAAGAACTTCATCAGTATTTGGCTTTGGCACAAATAAATTAGCAACGATTGTATGAACAGAAATTGCTGTATATCTTTTTCTGCCGGTTTCATCTTTACCCCAAAGCGTTACCGTTAAATATCCATCTCTACTTTTACTAACTCTAGTTGACAACCGTTTGTATGATTTATTATATATGCTTCCATCTCTATCACAATAAAAACAGTTGTCATAAAATTTGAACTCTTTAATTTCTTTCACTTAATCACCCACTTGAGAGATTAAGTAACTACAAGACTTACCACAGGATTGCCATGCCTTGAAAGGTTTAGGTTTCCCCTGTTAGCATATTCATTAGCCGTCATTTCCTACGGTTACTAATCGTCGAATATACACCCTACATTTGTAGGTTCACCATATTCTTTAGAATATATTACTATATTCCCGGACTATTTTATTAATCCGCCCATCTGAGAACATCGTCGCCATGAACATTGACCACAATACCAGTGTTTAAATATCTGTACCAGTGACTAAGCACTTCATTATCTTTTAAATCTAACAGATTATGTTCGCTTCTGTATGTAAGAGGAGAACGCATACTGTCAACAAGAGATACACCTCTGTCGTTCCAGTATTTAGCATAATACTCGTTCTCCTTTAGCAAACCATTTGGTTCAAGTCCGCAAATATGTTCCATCATAGCATATGGGTCTGATACCAAACATTGATAATTCCCATTAACAACGAGCTTACCCATACAAGCACTCTTAATCTTATTTACGATATTATCATATATCTTATCTGAAACATATCTATCCTTGATAATGTCATGGTTTACAAGTAGCGACTTTAACCAGTAGTTATCACTGCTATTTACAAAGTTTACTACTCCGTTCTTACCAACCGACTTTCCCATAAGAAAAAGAGAAGTATACATCACATTATCTCTTGTTACGCCGCGAATCCAATCAACAGTAGGCTTACACAACTCGACAATATCTTCATCATCAAGCTTTAGCGTCTGTAATGACTGATAGTTTAAGTACAGATTATTAGAATCCTGTTTCGGAGAATACTTTGATATTCCCCACGAAAGTTTATTGGTTATGCAATTGCGCTCATATTCTTCATAACTATCATAACATCCAGCCATCTTAAATTGAGATTCACTGATGATTACGTCAATGTTTCTCAAGTCGGCCATTTTAGGTGTTCCATCTTCGTTCTTATAAATGGTTTCGACCATATAGTTTCCACCATTCACCTTTTCACAGAACTCTTGGATAGGGAACGTACAAACCATTCCCTTTATCCAAGCGTTTCGGATACACCATTCCGCCGGAATCCAATCCAGCTCAAGTTCGTGCGCCCACTTCTCACTTTGTTGCGGAGAAATCAATCCCATCCCGTCAAAATAATTATATTCTATCTCTACTTCCTTGCGTTCAATAATATCGTCACACAATGGCTCATCTACTTCTGTAACGTAGTTTACAAGCGTGTTCCTTTTCATCAAACAGTCTGATACTACACAAACCCTTGGTGTGCTTACTGGTATTGTTGCCGAACTGCTAAGTCCTAGATAAGCATTAAACTTACTTGGATTTAGTTTTTTGTCATGCCTACCATTATTCAATCTTCTATAAAGTTCAGAAGATATATCTTCTTGAACCATTATAATCGTATTCACTCTAGCCTGTGAAGCCGAACAAGAAAACCTTATATATTTCTTTCCGTTAATATACAATCCGTTAGTAAATAACTTTGTGTAATGTGCTGGTTTTGTAATAATAACCGAAACATATTCAGGTACGAACATCATCATGTTTATTTGTTTGTTAATTTCTCTTATCAAAGAAGAATTAACTTTTGATGATGGTAGCTTCTTTATATCATCTCTCTTTTTAAACAACAACTCAACTTTATATCTATCAACATATCGTTGTTGTATGTCTCTTATGCTGCGAAGCATTTGACTATCTGATACCGCAATGATATTGTCGCTTTCCTTGGCCTGTTTGAAAGTCAACTTGATGTTATATTTGTTCTTAGCCAAATATTTGCTTTCAAACTTGTAGATATAGAATTGCCTATTTACCAATAGTATCTTCTCCGTTATTCTATATTTTCATTTGCTTTGTCAAAAGCGTTTTCAAGTTTCTCTAAAAATTCTTCCAATGATTGTGGATTCTCTGAATACATAATGTCAAACAACATTTCATCTACGCATTCGTCTATGTCTGTATCATTGTTAATTACATAATCAACATATTTCCTAATATCTCTAAAATCCTTTTCGTCAGTAAAGTATCTGCGCTCGATTTCTTTCTTGTCGTCGCCTCTATCAAGCTGTCTTATAATCCTCAACCCACTTTCAGTCTCAATATAAAAACTTATACAGTCAATTCCAAGAGACTTAAAAGCCTTTAATCCTTGAGGGTTCAATACGAAAATAGTATTCTCACCCTTATCAAGTTCACTCTTTGGGGTTCCATATCTCCATCCGCGATATTCCGCCCACTCAATAAACTCTCCATTCTTTATCATTTCAGTGAATTTTTCATCTGTGATAAAATAATAATCTTCTCCGTCAACTTCTCCCGCTCTAATGGGCCTTGTTGTTGCTGAAATAGCTTTTTTGTATTTGAAGTCCTCCGAAAGAACATTTGCTATTGTGCTTTTACCCGAAGCACTCTTTCCTACTATCACAATGTATCCCATAAATACATCTCCTCGTTTTTTGTTATAAAGTCTAAGATAGAGTAAACCTCATACCAGTTATTAACTACATAAATATCTTCATTGGGTTCTATTTTACTCCATTCCGCATTTTCATTTGTTTTAATAAGTATCTTTATTTTAGCGTTCGAGCTATGTAAACAATCAACGTGGTCGTCAATAAACACACCATCACGCATGTCAACGCTGCTCTTGTTACTTCGTCCATCGTTCTTAATCCCAATCAATTCTATATCAAAAGAAAACCTATCTTTGACAAATCTCCTTTTCTTTTCTAAGTTGATATCTGTTCCAATCGTGACAACCGACATTCTATCAAATTTGTCCTTGAAAGAATTAAGTGTCTCATATACTTCTGGAAACAACTCAATTTCTTCAAACATCTTGTCACTTTCAAAACATTTCTCTATCTCCCAATATGAACAGCTTGGAAACAAATCTTTGAAATCATATCTTCTTAGCTTCTTCCAGTCTTTATTTTCTCCAAACTTCTCATTTAACATCTTAACTATAACTTCTGACGAATTTACAATCGTATTGTCGAAGTCAATATACAGGTTCAACTTCCTACCCTCCTTTCAATAAATTCTATTAACATCTCAATATCATATGTGCTTCTTGTTCTCTTTTTCTTTGAAGGAATAATCAGTCCACCATATTCTATAACGTCTTTCTCGTTTATACTGTGTTTATCTGTATCTATCATAAATCTTAGAAAGTTATCAATATCCAAATAATATGTGTTCTCCGTCTTTCTAAAGTTCATCAGAAAGCCCGCCGAGATTCCGTCGTATAAAGAAAAATCACATAATCCATATATCTGACACTTCTTTATGCTCTTACTATTGTCCTCGAAAGAGAATGGAATGCTTGTTCCTTGTGTACTCTTTAACTCTAGTGCTATTAAATTAGGACGTTTGTATAATAAAGCGTCACATTGGTTGTGAAGCGAAAACCTTGTCGTGTTGCTTCCCCCAAATCCTTGAGCGGGGTCTTTTATTCTATAATACATCACACCATCAGGTATGCTGTCTCTTATTTCATTTTCAAAGATTTTTCCAGCGTTCGGCATTTTGCGCCTCCTTTTCTGTCTATAAGTGCATTATACCACAAAAGCACAAAAATGTCAATACCTTAATTATGAACAAATTATTAATAACTATCTCTATATTATTAAATTATAGTTCTATACGCTTGTAATACAAGCTTATATTACAGACAAGCTTATATACTAGTTTGTAGTTTTATAAGCTTATCTATAAGCTTATCATACTACAAGCTTTTCTACACGCTCATAGTTCTTACTAGCTTGTAAATATATTAATAAATTATATTTATATATATAATATTATATTATAAGCTTATAGTATATACTAGCGTATAATATAAGCTTATAGATTTATAAGTTTGTAATATAAGCGTATATATCTATAAGCTAGTATATAAGCTTATCTGTATTATAAGCTTATATATACGCTCATAGAGTTATACGCTTGTAATATAATATTTTTTTATTATTATAATATTATATATTAATATATATCTATAAGTCTATAAAACTATAAGCGTGTATATAAGCTTGTATATCTATAAGCTAGTATATAAGCGTATAGAGTTATACGCTTATAACTGTATTACAGTGCACTGTTCACAAATTGTTTACATTTAAGGTGTTGACATTATTGGACAAATGTGATATAATATAGTTACTGGATGATTGTGATTGTTGTAATTATTGTGATTATATGTGTGTTATTGTGTGATTGTTATTAGAATTATGATTGTTGGAGGGTTGTTGTTGTGACGTTTGTTGTGTTTTTATTGTTGGATGTTATATTGTTTTCTATACTCGTTGCTGATATGGTATTCAAGGATGAATAATTTTTAAAATATTATCTAAATATAATCTGTTTTTACTTGACAAGACACCCACTTATGTAGTATAATCAGCCCGTAGCCTGAAATATAGTACACTCTATAAAATTAGGGCTGCTTAAACATATAAGCGGTATGTATAGCGTATCGAATTGTTTGACATGATTGCCGTTTATATGTTATAATATAGACAGTGGATAGGATATACCACATATCTTCTCCGCATTAATAAAATAATATTGATTGAAAGGAAGTTTTGTATGTATAACCCTCGTAAAGTAGCCAAACATGTCGTTAGGCGCGGAGCTTCGCTCGGTGTTGTTTTGGGCGGATTTGCCGTATTTGGACTTTTCGCCATCGGTATGCTTAAATATGGCATTTGGGGACTGCTGTTTGATATCGCTGTTGGATGGATTATCTACGACGCTCTGTAATGTGTAATTCTTTACAGGAAAGACGATTTTATACGATATCACTGTATAGTACCATTGTACCTAGATAACCACAGAAATGTTTATCTAGGGGGGGGTAAAATGTTGTCCCTGAATTTTTCACTCTCGATTGGGAGTGGTTACCTACTAACCCCCTTAGTCAAAAACAGGGCGCGGGCATATTGTAAACCCGCGCCCCCTGTACGGTTTACTATTATCAGTGACAGCGGCAGAGTACTAAACCCACCCGCCCCATGGGGGATAGGCCGCGCACGGTATCGCATTGAGTTTTGCATATTCATTCACTGTATATGCATTGCATGTTTATACAATCACTCCGCGCCCTTGCAGGTCCTCTTTTTCAAGCTCTAGCGGCGGCTCAAAGTCGTATTCGCTCAGCCCGTGTTGGGTCAGCAGTTCGACTATGACCGCGCACGGCACGGGCGGCAGTTCCTGCCCTGCTATCAAGTCATACACGGCGCACGCTGTCCCCGGCGGCTGTCCCCATGGATAGCAGTCTAGCAACCAGTCAACACGCTTTCCCCCCTTGCGTATCTTTAATATGTAGCCTGTAATCAATCGGGCATCCGTCAATCTGTCCATGATATATCCCCCTTTAAAGAATAGCCGCGCCCATATCGGGCGCGGCATAGCATACGCGATTACTTAAGAGCGGCGGCCAGCACAG